CCCAAAATCCACTACTTTCGTACCAGATACAGAGAAATGTCCATTCCTATGGCTCTTTCTTCTGAGATATTTATTGATGAAACATTAAAAAAACCTTGATTTTAAAGGAAAAAGACTTGACTATATAGGGAGGAAAAAGAAAATTAACAATAAAAGAGGATGGATATTGTATTTATCCGGAATGGTTATTTGTCTTCTGGCATTACTATATGCATATTCTATGGGATTCAAATCAGGTATGTGTGCAATAATGGCGGCATTTGGAGCAATAGCAATTCTTGTGGGCGAACATATTAAATCATAGTGATGTGGAGGTAATAAGCTATGAAATACATGTTTTATGTGTTGGATTTTGATGATACATATGATAACGAACCGGAAGATGGATTTGGAGTAATGCCTTCAGTATATCTTATTCCAGAAAACAAATTGAATGATGTATCTAACTGTGCGAATGATGCACAGAGAATATTCCATGAAGATTTATTAGGAAACGATATTCCGATTGGAGATATTTTTGAAGATCTCTTAACTAAATCAAATATAGAATATCAGCGGATCGGAAATATCTGTTTAAAATATTCTGAACGTTGGGACGGAAATTATCTTAGTAACAATGTCGGATATGATATTGTGTAACACAGAAAGAATAAGTTACAAAATCACAATCAGTTATTTTATTTTTTAGTAAATTAACTTCGGTATATTCAGATGCCGAAAGGTGAGATCTTGCATGGTACTCACCAAAACTTGTGTAATACGAACAAGTTCGGTATTTGACCCTTTAGAATGGTATAAAATTACACAGGTGCTGAACGAAACATATAACCATATGGCAAGTCGAAGAGTTTTGGAAGGGTATGAATTTACACAGTAACTAAACCAGTAAGCAAAACAATAGTTGAATCGAAAATCAAAAACAAAAGGAATATAATATACTAAAATGAGAAGAGAATGGACAGAAGATGAAATTAAATACCTAAATGGAATATGGTATAGAAATAGACCGATTAAAAATGCAGCAAGATTCTTGGACAGGTCAGTTGCATCTGTAAAAAAGAAAGCGGTAAGTCTTGGAATTTATAAAAGTATGGATACTTTTGGAGTTAGAACGCTTGCGAAATTCTTTAATGTTGATTTTCGTGTGGTTACTCGGTGGATAGAAAAATTTGATATGCCGTGCGAAAAAAAGACATACAATGGTATCAATCATTATGACATAGACCTGGAAGAATTTTGGAAATGGGCTTATAAACATAGAGATATAATCAACTGGTCGAAATATGACAGGGGAACATTACCATTGGAACCTGAATGGGTATTGACTGAGAAGAACAATTATAAGCCTGGTAAAAGTAGAAGCAGATGGACACAGCAGGAAATTTTAATGGTTAGATCATTGTTAAGAAAAGGAAAAAGCTATAAAGAAATTGCATCAGAAATGGGAAGAACATATGATTCCATTAGTCATTTGGTAAGAAGTGGCAAAGTATATTCATAGAATGGGGCGAAAATAGATGTTATTAGTAAAAGAATCGGTAATAAAAAATTATATATATGATGATAAACAAAAATGTTCGGTAATAATTGAGCATATTAAACAGTACCATTATGAAAATGAAAATGAAAAGAAGGTACATAGAGAAATAATGCAAGAACAAGGATTTGAAGATAGCGGACAGGTAAAATGTAATATAGGAACTGTTTTTAATCCAAAATTAAAATGGTTTGGTGAATATTATAAATATACAAAGAGTATGGAAAGTAATATATGAGAATAGAAAAAATAATTTGTGATTGTTGTGGAGAAGAAATACCAAAAGTAAAAAAGAAGGATATTTTCGGAATTGAAAGAGAGTTTTATAGATTTGGAAAATTGAATTATAGAAAACCTTTCACAGATATCAACTGTCACAATTTAGGCTTAGATTTGTGTGAAAGATGCGCTGGAAAAATTAGTTTGGAAATGTGCAATCTCAGAATAAAGCTGTTAAGTAACAGCAGATGAAATGCACATTTCTTTTGAATTTTACATACAATATATAGTATTTAATTGATTTTATAACACTATATGTAGTGCCTTAAATTTAGTATAATAAACAATTTCACTATATATTGTATGTGTGGTATAATATATAATAATGAAGGGTTTTATATTATGAGAGAATCAAAACCGATAGAAATAGAAAAATTAGAAGATGCTGGATTAAAAAGAGAGACATATAGACATCCTGCATTTGGAATGGTAAGTTTTGGACGTATTACAGGTGGAGACAATGTATTATTTGGTAGTAGCATAAAACATAATGATCGTATTCGGTTGACGATTAAGCATGGAGAGCAAGATAGAACATTACATGAAGATAGATATTATGGCAGGAAAAGAATTGTCGAAGTCGAAATGAGTTATTCTCAGTTTGCAGAATGTATTGGTGCAATGAATGTGGGAGATGGTGTTCCTTGTACTATTCAGTATACAGAAAAAGAAGGATATATTCCAGCAATTGAAGAAAGTAATTCTAAACGAGAACAATTCAGAAACGAATTTGGTGACACTATTGCAAAAGCAATGGAACAGATACAGAATCAAATTAATCAGATTCAGGAATCTATTGATACAAAGAAAACTCTCGGTATTAAAGATCGGAAAGAGATTGTATCGCAGCTCCAGCTTGTAAAATACAATATAGGAGCTAATCTTGATTTCTGTGTAAGTCAGTTTGACGAACAGATGGACAAGAGTACGATGGAAGCAAAAGGCGAAATTGAAGCGTTTTGCCAGAATAAGATTAATAGCATTGCTCAGGCTGCGTTAGTTGAGAAAAAAGATGAGTTGATCGGACTGGAGAATCCCGTGGAATTATGAGGGGGAAGGAAAATTAGTTATATACAGTAGCTTATTATTAAAAATAAATTCTACAACCAAGAAAGGAGACAAATTATGAAACATAAAACTGTGAGTTATAGAGGAGATTTTTACAGTCAACAATGGAATAATGATTGTCATAACGTTTTTTATATTACTTCAAAAGAAGAATTCTTAAATACTATATGGGATTTAGTAAAACATCTCGAATTAGAACCGATTAGTATGGGGAGCTGGAATCAAGAAGGCGCAAAGGAAAAATTTTTTAATGGTGGATATTCTTCGTACCTTATGTCTGGAAGTGTAAAAGAGTTTGAGGAAAAAGATTGGTATATTTTCGAATACAATAAAGAATATAGTGATTACGATGTGATATTTGTTATAAGATTAAATACTATAAAAGAAGATTATTCTTCATTCATGTCTCAATTTGTTTTAAATACGAATAATTATGAACATTTATTATTACAAAAAGGATTTTCTTTAAACGAATATCCGGAAGGAAAGTTTTGGGAGTTACAAGTCACAAAAGACGAATCATTAAAGAAAAGAATATGTAAGATTTTTGGTGCAGACATTGAGTTGTTTGTAAATGGGACAGATATTGATACACTGATTTTACAATGTGCTGAGGATTTTACAAAGTGTTTGTTTTATTATGACTGTAATTCATTTGATATGACTACAGATGAGTTCATGGAATGTGTAAATGAAATGTAGCTTTTACTAGGGGGGCGAACACAATGAAAGAAATAGATAAAATCAAAACAGAAATCAAAGATATCAATGATCCTGCGGAAATGGCAGGTTATTTAGATGGGATTCGTGTTGCAGCATCGTTATATTGCAAGGACAATTATCCAGATGAAGTTATTATTGAGAATGGGCAATTAACGGGGTTGACGATCTGTGGGATGATAAATTATTTACAGAGTGAAGAAAAGTAAATGTTGGAGTTGTCCATATGAAATAATATAATGAGGTAAGTGTACGAATGAAAGTAGAAGAGATTAATATTTTCATTACAAATGAATTTGCAGATGCAGAGGAAAATGGCGAAGATATTTCCGTAAGATTATACTTGTCGAATGAAAATTGTATTGAAATATGGTTTGATAAAGAAAATGATTGCTATACGTGGAGTAATGCATCATATGGATATGAAGATACCTTTTGTGTTATATCTGATATTTGGAAATGGATGGAAGATAACAATCTATTTGTTACAAATATGGAGGTGGTTTGAGATGCATAGTTTTCATGGAAAATCTGTAAATATTCATTATGATGCAGATGTAAAAACTGGAGAATGTATTAAAATGCGTAAATAAATATAGGTTTTTAAAAAGTGAGGAAAAATATGGGATTTGATATGTGTATTATCAAAATAAAGAAAAAAACAGTAGAAAAAACTTTAAGTAAATATTTCCAAAAGGATTTAAGTGATTTACCATATGATGTATTTGAAAAAATGCTTAACCATTATGACACAAAACATTTTATATCAAGAGTAAACATTTTGAGAGATATTGAGGGAAAACTACCATATGCTAATGAGACATATACTTACTTAACAAAAGAACAGTATGAATTGATGGTGGAACACTGTAAGGAAAGACGAAGATATTTGGAACAGTATCAATCGGTAGACTTTTCTGGAAAGAAAATGGAATATGGAGAGTGTGAAAGATTATATAATTGGTTGCAAAGTCTGAATATTGATTGGGACAATGATGTTATTATTTATGAACATGATTGCTAGGCAATAAAATCTAAGTTTCATTGAATAATAGGATGGTGACGAAATGACTAAGCATATATATAGGGTATATGGAATCACATGTGTTGATGGTGTACAATTCACAGGTACTTGTGTATCTGATGACATTATTCATGCAATTGAATTGTTTCGGAAAAATTATTATTCTGTACACGAGATTAAAAGAGAAGAGCAAGTTAATGCAGATGAAACAATGGAAATCAAATTTATTAAGAAATTATATGGATAAAAGAAAACAGATTAAGTGGTTACGAGAAACCGCTAATTGCGTAGTGGAAGAATATAATGACGGAATTTTAGAATGTACTAAAAATAGATATGGAAACAGAACCATAGAAAGTTGTAAGTGTTATGATTTTATAAAAATTAAGCTGTTAAATTTAGAAGAATCTTTTTCAGATATAAAACAAAGATATTATGGAAAAAATGTCTGGTTGTTTTTAGATAAATAATGTTATTGGAGAATATTATATGATTATTGAAGTTCCGGAATGGGCTGAAATTGGAAAACTAATTGAGTTTAAAATGTATGATAAAAATTATGGAAAACCTAAATGGTTCAGAGAAAAAATAATCTCATATGGAAATGATGGTTTTTTTCATCAAAACCACAACTGTCCAGTTTATTATAATAAATTTTCAGATTTAGGTAAAACAGTAAGATTGTGTGAACAGAAATATGATTATGACGCAGCGTGTGGACTTGATGAATAATATTATTGGAGGGAAATTGAAATAGGGCTACCACAATCCTACTGGCTTTAGACGGTGGATAGTTCACTATTTTCCATAGATATAAAACATATGAGAATTGATTTTTAAGAAACGAGGTGTTATAATGTGTAAAGAGATAGAAGAAAAGGAGGCTGATTCTATGATTATGTCTGCTGAAAAATATAATAAAGAAGTGTTTTTGATTGAGTTGGAAGAATCTTTAAAAGAGATGAAAGAAAAAAGAAAATCAAAAGCTAAAAAAACAGCACAGTCTTCTTGGAGAGATCTATTTACAACAGAAAAGAAGTAGGTGTGGTAATTTGTATGATATAGAATACACTTCTAATTTTAAAAATCAGTTTAAAAGATTATTAAAGAAGTATCCGAGATCAGAAGAAGAATTTAGACAGGTGTTTGAGAAACTTGAGAGTGGAGATTTAATTGGAGTTGCTTATAATAATTTGGGACTAGAGGAAAACGAAGATGTATATAAGGTTATGGTTGCAAATATAGATGCAAATAGAAGTCCTAAAAATGGGTTTAGAATGATATATTACGCAATCAAAAACGATAGACTGATATATATGTTAGCTGTATACTCTAAGAAGGAGATTTCTAATTTAAAGCAGCATGAAGTTAAGGATTTGATAAGAAAATATTGTAAATAGATATATATAGTTATTATGATATAAAAAATGAATACACTGACAACAAAGCATCCGGAAAATCTGGGTGCTTTTATTAAAACTATTTAATATATATCTATTAAACAGTTGACAAATATACCTAACAGTATTATTATGTATATTGTAAGGAGGAAAACGAATGGCCAGACCGAAAAGATTTACTGAAAAATTAGTTGTCGGTCTTACTCCTGAGCTAAAGGAATTTTTGTTGAGACAATCTGAAAACGAGAACTGTGATATGAATACATTGATCAGGAAGGTTTTAACAGATTATATGAAACAGAAAGACCAAAAAGACAACTAAAAAGTGAGCTGCCTAGACTACCAATCAGAAACAGCTCACTTCATACAATGCCATTCGCTTATGCGTTGACAATTCTATTATATCAAATTTCTATGAATAGTCAACGGAAAATCCCTAACAAAAAAACGGAACCTTGACAATTGAATAGTGGAACCGCTGAAATGCATATCAATAAAAAATATTGACATCAATATTATATAGTGATATAATTGGAGATGTTAAAGGATGGTGATAATTATGAGAAAACCCTTTAACACTTCCATAGAGGAAACAATACTAAAAGAGTTTAAAAGAAATTGTAAACTTTCAGAGCCAGAACTTCCAATGAATATAGTTCTTGAATCACTGATGAACGGTTACAATCAAGGAAAATTCAAATTAAAGTTAGATGTTTACGAAGTGGAAGATAAAGGAAAATAGAAAGAGTGCAGCTCACCGCCTGAGAAACGAAAGCTACACTCTACGCAACTTGAAACATAAGTTCCATGTCGTATATATTCTACACGATTTCTAGGACATTTTCAAGTCAATTTTCCATATAAAGATTATTGTACCTTGAAAACTAAATAGTGGAACCGCTGAATAAGGTAAGGAACGAAAAAAGATGTTGACAAGTACCTATTAAAAGGATATACTATAATTGTAGGAGGATAATACATGGCAAAACCAAAGCAGAATGGAATAAGAAAGTCTGTTTATATCTCTGAAGAGCTTGAAAAATCATTGGAAAAAGAAGCAGAAGAAAAAGGAACTAATTTTTCTAATTTGGTAAGAATGATTTTAGTAGAGCGTGAGAAAAACAAGACAAAATAAGAATGACGGTTCACAGCCTGGAAAACTAGAAACCGCCATTCAACACAACGCATGGACTTGCCATAGGTTGATGATTCTATTATATCAAATCTATTTAATTAGTCAAGTCAACAAAATCCAAATACGTTGTACCTTGAAAACTAAATAGTGGAACCGCCGCTGAATTTGAGACAGTGTGTTATTGTTGATCTATTTTTTAAATAGGTCTATTAAGTTTACCCATTTTTAAAAATGCAGCAACATATTTTGAGATGTTGCATTTGAATAAAGGAGGAATTTTTTATGAACAGAAAAGTTTCAAAAGAAAAAGACGAAATTGCTATGGCAAGACAGAGAAAACAGGCATTTGAAAACATTATGGCAAATGTTAAACCTATGCTTATGGATGGTATTGGAAAAAATTCGCATATGGTAACTGCTCTTGCTAATGTACCTATTGAACTATGTTTTGTTGATCCTAGTTATCAGGGTGATCGGCAGCATAAAAAGATCAAGCAGTTAGAAGCAAATTTCGATAAGCGGAAACTTACACCAATTACTCTTGTGCCACATTACGATGAATATAGATTTGCTATTGTAGATGGGCAGGGACGTTTTATAGTTTGTCCAAAGATGGGAATGACACATCTATATGCAACTATTCTGATGGATGCACCAGATAATCCGGAAGACAGATTAAGATTTGAAGCAGAACATTTTATCGGTCAGGATACGGAAGTAGAAAATGTAAAACCACTTGAAAAACATCTTGCAAGAGTAATCCTGAATGAACCTGCAGCCGTTGCATTAGATAATGCTTGTAAAAAATATGGAGTAAAATATAAAGCAACTACAGGTTCACGAAGCGAATCTATTCTCGGAAGCTATCTTTATACATATAAAATTGCCAAAACACATGGCGAAGATTGTTTAAACTTTATTTTTTCTATTATCAAAAATGCAGGATGGGATCATGAGAAAAACGGATATGCGGTGTATACTATGAAAGCACTGGAAACTATGTATACCGAACATCCAAATGATAGGAAATATATTCATAAATTATTGTCTGAAGAGTTTAGACAGATGGATCCTGCGCTGTTCAGTTCCGTAAGTAGAGCAAAATATCAATATCGGGATACACGAGTTACATGTACTCTGTACACAGAAGATTTAGTATGCGAGAAATTAAAGTTGCAGAAAAAAGTTATTTGCAACGCACATGAAAGATTACAGTTAGTTCGATAAGAACATATTTGAGGAGGAATTGAAATGCCAGTTATATTAGGACAGATTGATACATTAGAAGTTAAATGGACAAATTCAAAAGTGAAGTCAAATTACGAAAACAAAATTAGTATTTATGACAATGCAGTTCAGAGAGGATACGTGTGGGACATTAAAAGAATGTCTCGCCTTATCAGATCTTTCATACTTGGCAAACCAATTCCTCCTCTGTACGCTTCAAAACATGAAGAAACATATTCTTTTCTCGATGGAAAACAGAGAAGTTTCACTGTTATTAAATTTATGAATGATGAATTTAGGCTCGAAGGTGTTGATTCGGTCACTTTGTATCATCCAGATACAAATGAATATGAAGAAGTTGAACTGAACGGAAAATGTTTTTCCGAACTGCCAGATGTGATTCAGAAAGAAATATCTGAATCTGTACTTACAATTGTTGTTGTAAATGAGGTTTCTGAAGACGAGGAATGTGAAATCTTCTATGATCTGAATAACGGAAAACCGCTTAATGCAATCACTGTGACAAGGGTTAAAGCAAAGTCAAGAAATGATATCATTGAATTGGCAGCACATAAAATTTTTGAACCTCCGATTGATGATAAAGACAAATCAAAACTGGTAACAAAGACAGCATTAGAAAAATATACAAATGAAGATATTGTTGTTAAATCATGGATGATGCTTCATGAAGACGCTCCATCACTCGAAACAAAAGTTGTAAGACCTTTTATGGAAACGCTTGAAATCACGAATGAAGGAAAAGATCAATTATCAAAATGTTTTGACAGAATTGTAGAAGTACATGATATGATTCCGGATAAGAAAATCGCTAAACGGTTATATACAAGAACGCATATGATTAGCATTATGCGAGTTGTCTGGGATTCTATTCAGAAGGGATATTCTGTACAGCAATTTGTTAATTGGTTCCAGATGTTTTATTCAGGTAAAAGATCCGCAAGCATTAGCACATTATATAATCAAGCTGCAGGAGCTGGATCAGCGAAAGCTACGTCAGTCCAGAGAAGGTTGGAAGAAGTCGATAAGAGTTACAAATCATTCTTTAATATTAATGATAATGCGGAAGTATTCCCGGATGATGCATCAGAAGGTACAGCGGAAAAATCATCAGATAATAATAACATGAACCCAGAAGAGGTTGTGGGATTACAAGATGTTGAGCCTGAAGCAGATGTGTCAGGAGCACAGGAAGAATGTAATAACCAATCAAATGTAGTATCGTTTCAAGATCATGTAGCATAATTCATGAAAGCTGTACTATCGGCTATACGGGTTATACATAAACAGAATTTGTAAGGAGGTATAAATTATGGGGTGTCCAGTCAGAAAAACTTCAGAAGATCATATATGTAGTGGTAAAGTGACACTTTTTCCAGGAACAGATACAATATATAGTAATAATAGCAAAAAAAACACTACATCTTGTGGTACAAAAAGCAATGAAACTACAGTTTCAAATGGCAAGGTTGGAGAGTCTACTTTAATGGATTGTCTGCACTCAGAAGCGGAAATACAGGCAGTATACGATGTATTCCATAATAACCTCCTAGAAGCCCGTACAGTGGCTAAAAAGCGCACAGCAATGCGTAATATAACCATGTTTGTGTGTGCAATCAATTTAGGGTTAAGAGGCGGAGATTTATGCAGTCTGAAATGGAATAATATATTTGATAAAAACTGGGAATTTTTATACCAGCCAGATTTTGTACCACAGAAAACAAAAAGGTACAAAAAACATGTGAAGCTTACATGGAATTATGATGTTGAGGATGTGCTGATTGATTGGCTGAATTGGTTAAGTGAACATGGGGAACCACAGAAATTAGATGATTTTATATTCACAAGTCCTAAAGTAAGCTTTGATAAAGAGACGGGAAAGTGCCTTGGTAATGCAATTCAGGTCAGAAGTTTTTGGAGAATTATGGAAAAGACCCGAAAAGAAGCTGGTATCAAACAAAAAATAGGTACTCATGGATGCAGAAAAACGATGGTAAACAGGCATATTAAGCTTTCTGATGACAAAACAGAAGGTCTTATAGAGATGCAAGGTTATCTCAATCATTCATCTGCAAGAATCACTCTGGGATATGCTTGTGTTACACAAGAAAAAATACAGCAAACGAAAGACAGAATGGCATTTTTACGCTGATGGTTGATTAAAGCAGATATAATATAGTATAATTTTGTCAAAGATAACAGGAGGAAATTTATCATGGAGAACAAAAAGAATATTCTGATTGTAGTGGATATGCAAAATGATTTTGTGTCAGGATCTTTAGGATCATCGGATGCCGTAAAAATTTTGGGAAATATCAGATCAAAAATAAAATCATATGACTCAGACGATAATGGAGTAATTATTTTTACCAGAGATACACATAGCAGAAATTATTTGAATACTTTAGAAGGAAGAAAATTACCAGTAGAACATTGTATTTATAATACAAAAGGATGGGAAATCGTTGACGAGTTAAATGCACCATTAGAAAAAACAAAGAAGTGTATTGTTGACAAAGGTTCATTTGGTTTTCCAGAATGGGAACGTGAGTTGTCATATATGGGTTTGACATCAAACAATATTTCTGGTATAGAATTGTGCGGAGTATGCACAGACATTTGTGTTATCAGCAATGCATTAATTCTGAAAGCATTATACCCTGAAACGGAAATTTCAGTCGATGCTACCTGTTGTGCAGGTACATCAGTAGATGCACATTTCGCTGCATTGTCAGTAATGGAAAACTGTCAAGTAAATATCAAAAGATAAAATATACTTTGCAAAAAAGGCGGTACTTATTCAGTATCGCCTTTTTCTTCACATATAATATCATTTGGAGTGCAATCTAAAGCTTTGCATATTTTATATACTGTATTAAGAGTAATATTAGTGTTTTTTCCATTACATATATAGCCTATATTATTTGAAGATATACCTGTTTGTTTGCTTAACCAATATTTAGTTTTTCCTTTTTCTTTTAACAGAGGTTCTATTTTTAATATATACATATTTTGACACCTTCTTTACTTTTTTATTATTATATCAAAGAATATCATATTTCACAATAACGCATATTTGAATATCATATAAAAATATATGATATATATGTTGACATATTGCATAAATTGATATATAATCAGAATATAAAAAATAGATAATCTAAAGTAAAAATACACCAGAAAGGAGAATATATATGGAGCTTCACCGCTATGATGTTGTAGAAGCGGAGTTGAAGATTACAGACAAATGCGGATGTATTCAAAAAAAGAAGCGTCCGTATGTAATTGTAAGCAACCAATTAGGAACATCTAATTCTACAATTATTACAATAATGCCATTGACAACTAGTATAAAAAGACCAGATTTACCAGTACATGAATGCATTAGTGCAGAATCGGATAATGGTCTTCTGACGTACTCTATGATTTTAGGAGAACAGCCACAAACTATTTCAAAACATGAAGTGATCCGTAAATTTGGTAATGTAAGAAATAAAACTCATAGAAATTTAATTAATAAAGTCTGCTTTAATACATTTTTCTATGGAGAAGATATAAACTGGGAGGAAGTGCTAAAATGATTGATGGTTTTATTGTTGTGTCAAAAGAAGAAGCAAAACAAATGATAGATAATGCTCCAGGTGATACTGTTATTATAACGACTATGGATCTTAAAAATTTTGCTCATGAAAAAAATAAAAGAAAAGCAAAAGATGTAGGTAAAACATTAATTGATCTTGCAAAAGAAGTGGGATATCAAAATAATGATATTTTTGGAATGATATATCTTGAAAAAGAAAAAAATATAGAAAGGCATATTATTCAGAATATTTTGTTTCCTCAGATTGAATGATAATTTACCATAAATTACCAGCATCAGAATGTAACATTTGTCTATAATTCTGTGGTATAATGCTCAAGAGGAATACTATAAATTACATATATTGCAAATGCAACAAATAACTTCATCCCGTTTTATTGGACTTTGTTGAAAATACTCGAAATATTTTAGAACAAATTTATTTTTAGTATTGACACAAACAGTTGTTTGGGATATAGTAATATCAACACAAAAAAAGAAGCCCAGTGATTCATCAACGGTGCTGCAACACCTCCGAATATAGGCTTCTAAAATAGCAATCAGAACTTCAGCAGTATAACCACTGAAAGACCTGATACATACATATTACAATATTAATTAGCTGTATGTCAAGTTTTTCTTGATAAATGACTAATACAGATTCTATTGATTATCAAAGTATTTCGGCGTATCTGCTATAAGTTCCACTATCAAAACGAAAAACTGAATAACAAGAATGAATATTTTTTAGTGTACGAGTGTTTATGCAAGCGTATAGTGTGTTTTTTGTACCATTTTATGCGTATATACAAGCACATAAAGAAAAAATATTGGTGAAGTAAAAAATGGGAATGGAGGGATAACGTGCCTGATGAATTCATTTTAACCAATGGCATCAATTACATAAAAGAAATTGATAACCAGATTGGAGAATACGAAACTACAAAATTTAAAGGCCTGGCAACTCATTTTGACTACAGACATGCTTCTCAGTTGTTGAAAGGAAAATCAAGGAAACAAAAGTTTATTAAACGCTATCATATGGAAAAAGTAAAAAGTGATGTTTCCGAGAAAGAAAGTGAAAAAGCAATTGAAAAGAGTCCAACAAGTGTAAAAAACGATACATCTAAAAATTACAAAGGTAAGGCTGGTATTTATACAGGTGATGCAAGTATCAACGTAAACGAAGATGTTTTAAACAGAATTATTGATGAAGCAGAAGATATCATGGGATTGTCTGGATGGGATGCTGTAAAACTAAAAGAGTATGAAGATAAATTAAATATGTGGCAGTCTTACTATGATAGTTCGATATCAGATATTGAACACTTAGTAGAGCAGTATACCATTGATCATGATGGTAAAAAACTGCCTGCAAATAAGAGCGCAATTGTTGGATATACAATTGGTGAAGTAAGACAAAAACGTAGAAATGTTAAGCAGTGTCAGAATTACATTCGTATCATGCAAGATGCTATTACATTTGGGTATAGTCTTGATACATTAAAAGCAGAACTGGAAAAGTCAAAATATAAAAAGTATAGAGGCAGGACGGAATATTATGATTGGTTAAAAGAAAAATTGTACTAATAAAATATCATAATAGAAAGGCTTGAATGTAATGGAAAAGAATGAAGTAATACATATTTATTGTGCGAATAATGCACAAAAAATACATAAGATAGTAGATAAAATATTAAAAAAATTTGGTGGTATTACAGTAGACGATCATGAAGAATGTTATGGAATTGCCTATGAGGTATTTACAAATTTAATCAAAAGTGACAAATATGACCCTAACAAATCTTTTGATGGTTGGTTTTACATGTGTGTATCTTACAGAATTAAAAGTTATATTACAAAGAAAAACAGACACAAAAGATGCCAGGTAGTAGAAAACAAAGATGGATCATGTTCTTATTTATATGCATTATCATTGGATTCACCAGTATCTAACAATACGGATGATGAAGACTTATGTATAAAAGATGTTGTTGCGTCAGATTTTGATACATGGAATGAAGTTAGCGAAAATGCAAATTTGTATGATATGTCTATAGAACATAATATTTCTGAAGATATAATTGTTGATCCCAAAATCAAAGAGTATTTATCAAGGTTGACAAGAAAACAGAGAAAAGTTGTATGTTTGCTGATTGAATCTTATAAGCCACATGAAATACGTGAAACGCTGCATCTTTCGCAAATAGAATATGAAGATATTCTTATGGGAATAAGATCATACGAGAAAATAGAAGTATTATTGTAGATTATTAAAATTTTGGAGGAAGGTAAAATGATAAAAAAAGTGAGAAAAGAGACTATTCCGTTGAGTTTGTACTTATCAGATGTCAAGAATGGAGATATCAGCAAGGATCAAGATGTACAAAGAGGTTTTTGTAGTGACAACTCCTTTGTCAATGAAATTGCAGTAACTATTCTAACAGAAGATTATCTTCCTCCGGTTATTTTAGGAGAGATACGCTATGATGAAAATCTTGTGCAGAAATATGTTGTGGATGGAAACCAAAGAACAGTCGCATTAAGTAAGATTAGATATGGTAAATATCGGATTTCACAATCTATTGAAAACAGTGTCATTGAATATCAAGAAAAAAAGAGAGATGAAAATGGAGTTGTTTTAAAGAATGAAAATGACGATATTGAGTGGGAATCTAAAACGTTTGATATAAAAGGAAAAAGATTTGAAGATTTTCCTGAACCATTACAAAAAAAGTTTGATACATACCAATTAGAAACAGTTATTCATCAGGAATGTACAAAAGAAGATCTCTCATTCCTTGTACGGAGATATAACAATCATAGAAGTATGAACGCTTCTCAGAGATTACTAACATATATGGATGTACATGCTAGAAAAATTAAAAGTATCGCAGAAAATAGATTCTTCAAAGACAGCATACACTATTCTGAAAGACAGAGTGTAAATGGTATATATCAGAGAGCTATTGGCGAAGCGGTAATGTGTTGTTTTCATGAAGATTCATGGGCTTCTGCATCTAAGAAAAACGGAATTTTTCTGAATGAAAACGCTACATCAGAAGAATTTGATGCCATTGATAACTACACAAAAAGAATGGAAGTAGTATGCAAGGATGATTTTTGTGATGTATTTATTCCTAAAAACATTCCCATGTGGATTGCTACTTTTAAAGAATTTACAACTTTTGGATTACCTGATAAGAAGTTTGTAGACTTTTTAAACGCATTTATAAATGGATTAAAGAATTATGAAATATATGGAAAATCATGGGAGTATTGGAATTCTCAAACAGGTACTAAGGGTTCAAAAATCATCCACGGAAAAATTGATCATCTGAAAAAACTTATCAGGATGTATTTTAATATTGATGGATCACTGATTAAAAGATCCGAAGTGCATGTGAATAAAAGTGAAAATGTTAAGATAAATACAAATAATATGGCTGAGAGTAATCATAAAAATGATGTAGTTAATGTAACAGAAAATAATAATAGCATAGAACCATTAGATTACAATGGCATTTTGAGATTTTTAAAATCATCAGTTAGTGAAGATATTACTGTTGAAGATCTTAAAATATACAGAGATGATTTAGAAATGCTGACTTTAGAGGTGGATAATAAATCAAATCTTCTGGAAACTGCTAACTACAAATCATTGTTTGGTATTATGGCATACGCATATAAAAATGATATCGAGTTGGACAAATGGTTTGTAGAATACTTCAAGAAAGAAAATACATATGAAACAGATCAAACAAGAAATTATCTTAAAATGAGAAATAGCCTTATCACATTTACTAAAAATGTAAATGTTGCATAAAAATAAATAAATAAAAAGGAGAATAAAATTATGTGTAGATTTATGTCAGCAATTATTTTAAAAAAGAAAGTAGTATTAGCACCGATTTATAATCATAGTCATTCCGATATGCTGAAGAGATTGGATATCCGGGATTCTTCTGAGAACGCAGGACATGTATTTGTTAGAGCAGAATTGGTTCCAGAAAATGATGACAGAACTACTCCAGTTGACGAATGGAAATTTGTTGTCGATCAGGATATTACACCGGAATGGTTTGACATTGAAAAAGACTACTATGAGTCACTAATGAGAGATGCAGTAAAAGAATGGATTGAAGAAAATATCGTGGTTGCTGCAGGTTATGCATGGGAGAAAGTAAACTATCGAGGTGAAACACGCTATATTATGAGCGGTATTTACAAGAAAATGAGTTTTGGTAAAAATAACAACTATGCAGAATCTAATGTGCTGAAAGATTTGGATGAAAGCAAACTTTTAGCAGACTTAAAAGCTGAGTTCGGAGATAAATTAAAACCTATTGTAACCGATCTTACGTCATTAGACGGATTCAAAACATATGGGAAAATTACTGACCGTTATCTCTCTATCCCTACCCAGGAGATGATTATGGAATGTGGTTCTCAGATGTCATGCACAAACGCATTTTGGTTAGCGACACCAAATCAGACCACAGATCGAGAAGATGCTTCTTGCGTTCAGGTTGTCTGCGGGGTTGGCGGTTGCGGCTGCGGTGATTGTGTCTGGAATGACAATGGCGTTCGCCCGTTTTTTATTTTAGAATAAAGATGTTATAGAAGTTTGATAGGAGGGAATGAAGCGTGAAAGTACCAAAAGAAATAGCAAGTAAAGCAGAAAGATACGAGGAGTTAAAAAAAGAAATAGATAAACTTTATGAAGATCTGGAAGAATTTGCGAACGAACATGGATTTGAAGATTTTTGGGTGAATGGTTTTGGGGTATCCCAAGAACCGGAAGGCGAAGAGCAGTCTGACGGAGAATACTGTGACCAATGGATGCGAGGAGAAGATTCCGGAGATGGAACATATTATTATCCAATCGAAGAAAGCACACAATATTTCTGGATAGCGTATTCGTTTTGATAGGAGGGAATGATGGACGAAAAGAAAGTCAGAGAAGCGATAGAATATCTGCAAAGACAAATTTGTACACTAGATGTACAAAAAGAATACGATGAATATGGACGACCGCTATATAATGAGACACTTGACATGGCAATTAAACTCTATGAAACAGCAATCGAGGCACTGGAAAAACAGCTACCAAAGAAAGGAATCAAAGAAAAGATAACAGAAGGAGTAAATAAAGGATTACATAAGTATTATTGTCCTATTTACTACGAAAAAGGAGATTTGAGTAATAAGTGTAATGTTGGAGATTATTGTTCTGATTGTGGTCAGCGACTTGATTGGTCAGAATAAGTCAACTCGGAGTTGAGTAATTGAGTTATGAGTTGAGTTTCCTGCGAGTTTTCTTAAAATATTTGCAAGGATTCTAAAATGGAGGATAAATGTGTTGGAAATATGAAAATCCACATGGAACATTGTTTGTATGGTGTGAAATTCTTAATGGTAAAAAGCATAGGTCAAATTATCTGGCAGTTTTGGATAAGAGAGAATATTATAACAATGCCTATAATTATTGTCCGTATTGTGGAAATAAACTAGAAGAAAGAAGGCAATCTGATTGGAAGAGTTAAAGAAATGCCCGTTTTGTGGCGGAGAAGCAAAATTATTTATGAATCATAAAAAAATAACAGGTCTTACACTTTGGTGTGAATGCCAGAGTTGCTATGCAAAAACAACAGGATATTGTCCAAAAGACGATTTAGAAAGTTTCGAGCAATGTAAAGAACTAGCACTGAAAGCATGGAACAGGAGGATCGAAGAATGAGAATAATTAGCCAGAAAGCAAATATTAGCTATCCATTCGACAAGTTGGTAGTTTATGTGGATGAAAAAAATGTTTTTTGTGAAGTGATTGGAAATACGAAAAAACTACAGAGAAATTTTAGGAACATATGATACACACGAAAGGGCGGTAGAAGTTTTTAATGAGATAGACAAGCATTATACAAATCTTCCATACATGGACGATGGAGTAACACTATATGAATTAAATTCTTTTAGAATGCAGGAGAGTAATTATGAATAGAGAAATCCTTTTTAAAGCAAAGAGAAAAGATAATGGTGAATGGGTGGAAGGGTATTATGTTTATTGCAGGAAACGACACTATATTCTTCCTGTGGTAAATAAAGCAATTGGCTTTGATGAAAGAGAAAACGAATGGGTTGAAATCAATTCAGAAACCCTCTGCCAGTACACAGGACTTACAGACAAGAACATTTGGGAGAATGATATTGTAAGAAATGAAAAAGGTGATATAGGTGTAGTGCAATGGTTTGAAGAACACGCTGCGTTTATGATTTGGAATAAGACTAAAAATTGTGTTTGCTATTTGGCAGAAAATGATTTTTCGAAAATTGAGGTAATTGGAAATATTTTCGATAATCCAGAGTTATTGGAGGTGGAGTGATGTGGAAAATTTTTATAGAATATGAAGATAAAAGCAAAATTACATTAACGGGAAAACATAAAGATATCCCGTTGAGGTTGGCGATAGAATATAACCTACTGTATGCGAATTCGCCAAGTTGTGTGAGTGCAAGATATCAAAGATATCCGAAAAAGAATTATCGTGAAATGGATCTTATGGATAAAATTGAGGAGTTGGAAATGTTGGAGGTGGAGTGATGAGAATAGTTGACAAAACAAAGAATGAAATAAAAAAATTTAAAGATCTAAATTTAGAGGATATTTTTCGCTTCAAAGATGACGAAAATGACGAAAAAGAGCTTTTTATGAAAGTTTCAAATGCTTATAATTTTAGTAAGCATGAATTAATTTGTTTTATGTGTGATACAGAAGTTGAAGTGATTCCTGCAGAGTTAATTCTACATGAAAAAGGATGGTCTGAGAAATGAACGTATTGGAGAAGATTTTGGAAGAGATAAAAGACAATGCCAAACTTGGAAATATGCACTGGGAAACCATAAGGGTTGAAAAAGTAGAGGAAATCATCCGTTCCCACATGGACGAGGTTACAAACATGTCTGGAAAAAGATTAATTGATGCAAATGACGGTTGGATTCCGGTAAGTAAACGGCTGCCGGAAGTTCCGGAAGGAACAGAGGATTTTTACTGTCCGGAGTTTAACGTCACAATAAAAGACGCTAGCAAAGCCACAACATTAAAATACGCCCCAGATGGAACGTGGTTTGATGATTCAGGGGAAGTCTACAATGTGATGGCCTGGCAGCCACTTCCAGAACCATACAGACCAGAGGAGGAATAACTATGTCAGATAAAAAAGGGTTTATCGTCACAAATATACCGAGAACATGTCTGGATTGTCAATTTTGTTATGAAATACACGAAGGTATTGAAGCTTGTTGTAGTATTATGAATAACCCAAACGACACAAGTTTAATGAGAGAAATTGACAAAGACTATTGCCAAGGAAAACCAGACTGGTGTCCAATCAAGGAATTTCCAGATAAAAAACCTTTGTATGCAGAAAAAGGTGATTGTGCATTAGATTGGGAATTTAATGTTGGATGGAATAGCTGCGTAACAAAAATGGAGAGAGGTACGCTATGAAACAAGAAAATATCAGCATATTAAGTCCAGGTGAGCGCTTTGAGTTCAAGGGTTTTGAATGGATCGTCCTTGACAACAACGTGGATGGCGGTGTTCTGGCAATCATGGCATCTGCTTGGAACAACGAAGAGTATAGCTTCGATGATGACGGCTGTAACAATTACGCAAAGTCAAGCCTGCGTAGAAAGCTGCTCAATGAACTGCTTCCTGTGTTGGGTGAGGATAATCTTATTCCTCATGAGGTTGACATGGTAGCTGATAACGGAGATGACCGTTACGGCACAGTCACAGATAGAGTTTTCATCCTGAGTTGTGATGAATACAGAAAGTACCGTAAGCACATTCCGCTACTCCCTAAATGGATGTGGACTTGCACACCTTGGTATATCTCGACTGCCGGGGACGGTGGCTACGTTCGTGGTGTGGATGCAGACGGTGGTCTGCACTACAACTATGCGTGCAACAGCATTGGGGTTGTTCCGGCTTGTGTATTCAATCCGAAGAATCTTAAATTGCACCGTCAGGTGCAAATGGTGGAAGTCGAAGGAGAAGATTATTAACTATGAAATTATTCAGAAATAAAAACACAGAGGAGATGTATATTTCTCTTACAGATAGTAAAGATAATTTGATGGATTTCAATGGAAATATAATAACATGTTCCACAGAGGATTATGAAGAGGTAAATACCAAACCAAAGAAACAAGAGTTTCATAGGTCTAATTGCACTAATTGTAGCAGACGGAAATGGTATCAAATTGGATATAATGATGGATTTGAAGCGCAGCCTGAAAAATGGGTTCCTGTTTCTTCTGGTAAATTACCTCCAGATGGAGAAGATGTATTTGTAACTTATCAGGACAAGGATGATCCGAATGAACGATATATTGCCATTACATCTTATAAAGAGAGGTTTTTTGGTACAATATCTATAGGAAAGCAATGGATGCCGCCATTTGAATATTTTAATAAAAACTACGAAGTTGTAGCATGGATGCCTATGTTTGATGAGTATAAAGGAGTGTGAAATAAGATGATTGTTCAAAAACATAGAGAATATGAAAAAGATAGTAAGTATGGGTGTTTTTCTGTGGGAAGAAGTGAACAGGAAATTTTTGATGACCTAAAGGAATTTGCCAAAGAACACCTTAATGAAAGAATTTATTATTATGTTCATCCTGTTAGACCAAGTAAAGAAAACTATAGACCAGAATACATGATGGAAATAAAATTATTAGATAATGGCGGTATATACATTATGCCATTTTGGAATCAATATCAATAAATATTAAGAGGTGTGATATATGAAAGATGATTTAATCAGTAGGGAAGAATTAATCAAAAAAATCACTGAACAATACGATATGCAGTATGGTTATTATCCATTGTCAAATGTTATAGATTGTATTCAAAACCAACCTTCTGCTAATAAACAAGATGAAATTATCGAACAGTTAGAAAAATGTCGTGATATTATGCTTAGTCCTGTAACGAAAGATTGCTTCGGGGAAAAATGTAGGTACAATGATTGTACAGCCTGTGTATTTGCAAAGGCAATCGAGATTGTAAAAGGAGATAGCTTATAAAATGGAAAGATTAACAAAACCAGGTAGCGGTAAATATGTTAGTTGTAATATTAATGATGCATGTACAGGTATGTGCGGAGCATGTCCAAGAAATACTGAAATAAGAAGAAAATTAAAATACTATGAAGATTTAGAAGAGCAGGGAAACTTGGTTTTTTTAAACAATATTTTAAATAACGAATTGGAGGAAAATATAATGAGCAATATGAATAACTACGATCCTAATATTTACAAAGGAGCACATACAGTAAAAATCACATTGCAGCAATGGGATTATGTAGGTCATATCATTCAGAAAATTAATGGAAACTGTAAGGGAAGAAATGTGTTGGATTTTGATTTTGAATGCGAATGTGATGTTCCGGATAATGATTGTGATCTTACTTATGATGATGATTGTGATATGTTTAGTTGTGTATTGAAAAATAAAAAAGGAGATACATTGGAGTGTGAATATGATGCAGCAGACATGAATAAAATGATAGTTGGAATGGAAATTGTAGATTTTCGTTAAAAAAATGACTGGTTTGAAAGAAATATATAGATGAGAAAACAGAATGAACAAGCAAAATACTTACGAATAACAATGCATGATAATGATTATAGTATTTCATTAAAGATTATTGGAAATACATTGAAGAATCTGTTGAACTATCATTATGAGTATATTACAGAAGAAGATTTGCCAAAAATTTGTTCATACATTCAAAGTTTATGGTATTCGGTTCATGGAATATATTATGTATTAGAATATAAAACAGAGTCAAAAGAACCATTATCGAATTTTAAGCCTACGCTACAGATAGTAGATTATTTGGATATTCCTGATTGGGATAATAATGAAAGTATATATATTCCGTTATTTGATGAAAGTAACGAAATTATATATAGATAAATACAAATAAAAAGGAGAAAAATTATGGGAATTACATGTAAACAGTTTGGAAAGATCAGAGGAATTATGAGAAAGCTTGAGATTGAAAACGAAAAAAATCGTAAAGCGGAAAATAAAGAAAAATCAAAGAAGAATAAAAAAAAATAAATAATTCGTTCTAAGTGTATTTCACACATTGTTTCCAAATTTAAAAATTAAATAATATGCAAGCGTTATTTTTGTAATTCTACGTACAAAGATTTATTTATCATACAAAAATAACGCTTGGTTACATAAAAAACAATAATAGGACATGATTAACTATGGGATTTATTAAAAATAGAATAAAAAAATATATTGATAATATCATCGGTGAAGTGATAGACGAAAAATATAATAATGGAGATTTTTGCCAACATGATTGGGAGTTGATTATGACAAATAAAATATTTAGAGAAAGTTTCTATGGTATCATAGGCGATACACCAAATGATGTTGTAAAAGTTTATAGATGTAAAAAATGCGGTAAGGAGATGAGATATCATGCAAGAGAACAAAATAGTTAATGATGAAATTGATATACCAAAATACATAAAAAAGAAAAAATCTAATACATCAAAATCAAAAAGCAAATCTAAGCACAAACATGAGTATGTTGAATGTTTATTTATCGTGACAAATTTATTTGGAAAACTCAAACCTTGTCCTGGAACTTATTGTAAGTTGTGTGGAAAGATAGATCACGTTAATACTTTCTGTGCAGAGAAAATTGAAGGTGTATATCATTCACTTTCTGATGAAGAAATATATGAAAAATACAAACATTTAAATAAAGTATATATAGATGATATTTTTCAAAAGTACGCACCTTTATCACATGATGAGGAGAAATAAGTTTATGAGTAATTATTATATTTCAGATTTGCACTTTGGTCATAAAAACTGTTTGGCTTACGATAATCGTAAATTTAAAGATATTGAAACCCATGATCAGTTTATTATGGATAAATGGAACGAAACAGTAAATATAGATGATGATGTGTATATTCTTGGTGATGTAAGCTGGCATAATGTAACCAAGACGATAGATCTATTAAATAACCTGAATGGGAATAAGCATCTTGTTGTCGGGAATCATGATAAGAAGTTTTTAAAGAATCGAGATTTTAGAGAACAGTTTGTAGAAGTGACTAATTATAAAGAAATAGCATTAGACGATAGAGAAAAAAATGGTATTGTATTATGTCATTATCCAATTCCTTGTTTTAATCATCATTATTATGGTTGGTATCATTTATATGGACATGTGCATAATAGCTTTGAATGGAAAATGATGGAACATGATAAGTATTTAATGAGTGAACTTTATAATGTTCCCTGTCACATGTATAACGTTGGAGCAATGTTATCGTATATGAATTATACGCCAAAGACATTAGATCAAATTGTAATAAGTAGTGCAATTCAAGATGAAATTGAATTTTAAATGGAGGAGTGATCATGAAACCAAGGCTTGGTAGAAAAGTATATTGCATTTATGGTGATGGAATCTTAGTTGACACGGTTGGATTTATAGGAAAGGATAGTTTTATTATTGACAGTTTCGGAGAAGAGACAGAACCGGATAGTTGGGAATGGCAGTACGACATGTATGACAATGAATGGTTTACGAGTTTGTCAAAAGCTAAAGAGAAACTTATTAGTATGCATGAAGATAGATACGATGGCAAACTTAAAATAACTAAAATTACAGACACTTGGTATGCTCTTGAATTTTGTTAATAGAAGGGAGAAGTTATGATATTTAAAGGAAAAACAAATTGTGAAAAATGCATTCATGAAAAAGTTTGCAGTGCTAAAAACCAGCAGGATTTCTTAGACGCAAAACGAGGCATTGAAAAACTTGGAGAAACTATTAGCGATATTTTCGAAGCATCTGTTCGATGTAAAGAATTTAGAGAAGATGTTACTGTTAGAACACCGTTTGGAGGTAATAAATGATTGATATTTTGATAGCTTTGGGTTTATTTGGTTTCGTTATAGTCGGTATAGTCTTATTGGTTTATTTTGCGAATCGACCTATTAAAGATGAGAAAGAAGAACCAACTTTAAATCAAGGAATCGGGACTATTTATATTCCTAAAATCAAAAATGGTTCGAAACTGACTATAGGTAAAGATCATTTTATTACAGTTATTAATGTAGACCAGCACTTTAACTGGTTACAAAAGAAAATGTGGAAGTTTTTATTAGAAATTAAAGTTGAGGATTATAGCGAGAAGATAAATGACTTTTAAAGAACGTAATAAATTCGATTGTGAGTATGAAAAAAAATGCAGGACAAGGAACCAAAATCCAAATAAATGTAAAACGTGTAAAAACAATAGAATGAGAAATTATGAACCTGATTATTATGAAGCTGCAAACGATAATGAACCACCAGAAAAATGTCCGACATTGCATTATTCAGGACTATTTGAGCAAACATCAGGATATAAGTGTCCAGTGTGTGAGGAGTACACTCATCCAGCTCAAGTAATCAGTAAAAGATGTAAACATTGTGGTTATATTCTTAATATCGGTTAGGAGGCAACTAATATGACAACATTTATCAAAGTTAGAGATTATGACAAAATCAAAAAAGGAGAAAAAATAGAAATTATAGTAGAGACTAAAAATAGATTGCCTATGTTAATTTACGTATATCAAGGAGTTCCAACCCCGACAGTGGACTCGGATTATGAAAATGCGATATTTAACGGAGAGCGTCATTAAAGAAAGAGGATAATAATATGTTTTTAATATTTGATTGTATAAAAAAGACGCCACCCCGTAAAACAGAAAATATTAAAACGGCTGCAGATATTGTATTAGAAATTACGGGCGAGAAGGAGTATTACAATCAAGCTTTATATATTATGCGTGGTATGAAATTCGGTGATTTATTTTCAAATACAAAAATATATATTTTCTGTTATGAAAATATAATTGTTGAAAGTAGTTGATTGAATGCTGATAAGATTGGAGGTAAAAAATTGGGTGAGATTGCAGATGATACAAGAGACAATGAATTTAATAATTGGTTTTCAATGTCGGAAGCAGATAAGGAAAAGTACAAAAATAAATCCAGACAGGAAATCTCATTATACAATTTCAAAATAGCTCAAAATTATGATAATACTGTATGGAGAGATAGAAATGGGAATGTAACAAGTTTCATTGATATGGATGGTTTTCATTTATGGAATGTCAAAACATTTATTTTGAGATCTCATAACAGGGGATTACAAAATAAGCTGATGTACATTGATTTAGCCTTAGCCAAACTTAACTATACAGTGGAAGATTACAGAAAAGATTGTGAGAAACTAAGAAAGAAAAATGGAGGATAAATGAAATGAGTGTATATAGTGTTCCAGTAACAATTGGAGTGGACGAAAAAAGAATTGCGGAAGAAATTGAAAACGATGTAGAGCATCAGGTGATAAATTCAATTACCAAAGAAGTAAAAAACAAAATGTTTTCAAAAAGCCATTATCAAGAAGATCCACTTGATACGATGATTAAAAATGAGGTTAAAAGAATAGTTGAGGATAATAAAGATTATATTGTTGAAAATACATCTAAACTATTATGTGAAAAACTATCACGTACCAAGGCGGTGAGAGAGGCTGTTCAGAATGTAATAGATCAAATTTAGACAATGAAGGTGAGTATATGAATATACGTGATATGGGGTATTTAAGAAGACAGCGTATAAAGAAGATAAAAGAGAGAACACAGAAAATAGAATATCAATCTTATAGAAAATTTAATTACATTCCTGTGGATGATAAGGACTTTATACCTGGAAAAATTCATAAAGGTCACTATGGATATCTAGGTAGGGGAGGAACAAATGTAAAAACTAACACAAGAAAAGGACATGCGTCATACAGGCATAAAGGAGCATATGGTAAAGCTGATAATTATAAAAGACATGATTACCAGCAAGTTGAGCGTATGAAAATTGAAGAGAATGAATATAAAAAAGGAGAATTAATATAATGAAAAAAGTATTAATTGTAGTAGACATGCAGAATGATTTTGTAACAGGCTCATTAGGAACAAAAGAAGCTCAAGAAATTGTTCCAAATATAAAACACAAAATAGACGAATACCTTAAATGTGGCGATGAAGTATTTTTTACATGCGACACACATTATGAAGATTATTTAGATACACTGGAGGGACAAATGTTGCCGGTTAAACATTGTATTTATAAGACAGAAGGATGGGAAATCGTCCCAGAATTACGAAAAATAGATTTACTACACTGTGATCAGGTTGAAAATATCAACAAAAATACATTTGGATATACAAACTGGTATGAACAGTTGCCTTATAAAGATACGAGTCTTGAGATTGAATTGTGTGGAGTATGTACAGATATTTGCGTAATTAGTAATGCTCTTATTTTAAGGGCAATTTACCCGAATGCGACAATTTTTGTTGATGCATATCACTGTGCAGGGACTACGCCGGAAAAACATGAGGCTGTATTGGAAGTGATGAAAAGTTGTCAAATTGAAGTGATTGAATAGAAAAGGAGCATAAAATGATTTTAGTAAATGGCATTCCCGTAAATATAGAACACTTTCCGGATGGAACACAGAAAATCAATATAAATGAATTTAGTTTAAACTATTCGATTTTATGGAAATACGAAAAAGAAGAAGAATTGTCAACGCTCATATATATTACGAAACATTTAAGAGACATAGATTGTCATTGTACAATAGAATTATTTGTGGATTATCTTCCAAATGCCAGAATGGATCGCACACATGATATGAGAGAAGTATTTACATTAAAATATTTTGCAGATGTGATTAATTGGCTTGATTTCGATGTGGTACATGTATTAGACGTACATAGTAATGTAGGAGAAGCTTTAATTAATCGCTTAAGTATTCAATCTCCCCAAATTTATATTGAACTTGTATTAAAAGATATTTACAAAAATAAAGATGATGTAATTCTGTATTTCCCAGATGCAGGTGCGGCTAAGAGATATGCAGGAATGTTTCCAAACAATAAATATTGTTACGGAGAAAAAAATAGAGATTGGGATACAGGTAAGATTCTAGGGCTGAATATCAGAACCAATGGTATTGATTTAAAAGATAAAGCAGTGTTGATGATTGATGATATTATTTCATATGGAGGATCATTATATTACAGCGCATTAAAACTAAAAGAATTTGGAACGAGCCGTATTTATGCGTATGCTTCTCATACAGAGAATAGTGTGCTTAATAGAGACAAAGGGACGTTAATTAAGGCGTTGGATGATCGCACTGTGGAACGCTTATATACTACAGACAGTTTGTTCAATGGTACAGATGATCATATTACTATATTACAGGTGAGATAAATTTTATGATATTAATATTTGCGTAATTGAAAGGATAAATAATGAAAAGATACAAGTGTAAGAAATCATTCTGCGTAGATTGTTACGATGATGATGGATTTCTGGAAAATAGTTCTATTGTAATAGAAAAGGATAAAGTTTATGAATTAGACCAAAGCGGCTATATGATAATCGGAGGAAGAAATCATATACATCTTGATAGTATTGATGATGGATCATGGCTAGAAATTCCAAAAGACGATTTAAAAGAGTATTTTGAGGAGATAAAATCAATATGAAAGAAGTAAAATATTATATATATGAAATTTGCGGTACTGAATATAATGAAAAGAAAAATGCATGGACTGCGAAAAAGGTCATATAAAACCTGTGTCTATTAACGGAGCGAGATATTTATCAATTAATAATAACCACAATGGCTATCCTGTAGCAATTAATGTTGAAATGAGTAATGGTGAAATTATTACTTATAAGAGGTAATGGTATTTGGGAAATAGAGTAAAAATTTTTATAAAAATTTAAAGGTCGTTACTTGAAAACCACTTCCGGAACCATACAGAACAGAAGAATAATTATATGAAATAGAAGAGGTAAAACATATGGGTAATTTAGACGAAGAAAAGATCTTGAAAACCGAATATTCAAATAGATTTGACGAGATTCGTAAAAACATGATGATTCAATCATATTTCAAATATGGAGCTATGAGAGACAATTATAAAAAATTCAAATGCATGGATGCTTTAGGCAATATTGAGAAGAGAATTAATAAGTACAAAGAAACTGGTAACACAGAATTTCTTGCTGATGTAGCTAATTTTGCGATGATTGAGTTTATGTATCCGTCAATAGAAGGAGCAAAGTATACGCCAACGGGTACAGATGCATGTGATATTACAGGATTCAGTGTTAATGAAATAAGGAATTTTGATAAGTAAGAAAATGAGATGAAATTAATTATGATTAAATGTTTTTGTTTAGTATGGTGAAAAATGAATGGAAACTTATATTATTGGATGATGTGATTTGTATTATGAAAGGAAACAATGAATGATTATCGATGATATTTGGTGTAATGAAGAGTTTATTAATGTAGCTATGAATAATATTTACCACTTAACAACGGAACAAGTAGAAAACAAACCTATCAAAGATGAGAACGGTGTCACGATAGGAAGGTTAACTGATGCCGATGAAGATTTAATATATGGTATAGTATTCAGTATTTCTTCTATTTATAAAGATACAACACCTGCTTCGTACAGTATTGAAATAGTTTCTAAGAAAGAAGGTGAATAACATGACTAAAAGAGAGGCTGCGATTATAAGCGCATACACAGGATATTTGATAGGAGAGTTTAGTGATCTTCATGCTTATACTGAAGAGGTTATGGGACGACCGATATTTACTCATGAATTTCCATATATTGCGGAGGAACTTAAAGAGAAGAGCAAGAAGGATTTTACAAGTATTAAGATTGAAGATGATTTGATATGTCCGTATCCGTTATCCATGTAATAAAAAAACAGCTTTGTATGTATTACATGAATATTTAGAAAAAAGGAGATTGATATGGCTGAAACATTATTACTAATTTTATTTTGTCACTTAGTAGGTGACTACGTTTTACAATGTGACTTTATTGCCAAAACAAAAGGATCAAACTGGTATCATCTATTTGTTCATTGTGGATTATATGTTTTACCGTTCTATATAGCATTCGGGTTAACGTGGCAGCTTGGATTGATATTTGTAGCTCATATGATTATTGATCCATTGAAAGCCCGATACAACAAAATAAACTATATTACTGACCAGGTTCTACACTATGCTATTTCTATGGTCTATTTGTTTTAGGAGACAAATTATGAATTTGGTAGAATTTGTGGAAAAAGTATTAGGATTAAAACTTACTGTTTATCAGAAAAAAATACTGAAATTATACACCAGTTTTCCAAGAGATGCTCGTATTGTAATGGGAACACAATACCCGATAATTCTTGATAGTATTGGTAAGAGAATTGATATGAGAGAGAAAAAGAAACAAAATTCGAAAGAAGGAGAACGATAAATGACACTAGAACATATTGATGATCATAAAGCAAAATGGCAGTCTCACGAAGTCAGTATAAAACATGAAGATTTCACATGTATTGAGGATGGATTATATTCTGGAGACCCATTTGACATTATAGGTTATGGCGAAACAAAAGAGGACGCTTATGAAAATTTTAAAGAAAAATTTAAGAAACTAATGTCTATATGGAATGATTTTGAAAAAGATCTGTTGGAGAATAAAATTCCAATTAATTAAAAAAGGAGAAGTTAAATGATTTGGAACGATGATATTTCTTTCGATGGATTTCAAAAAAGAATCGATAATTGGTATAAAGACAAAGAATTCGAATTGTGTGATCCACCGATAGATGCTCAGTTTGCTTTAGATTTAATATTTAAAACACTGGTGGACGATAAAGAACATTATCCTTATTTAACAACCAACCCAAATGAATCAATCGAGCAAATCAACAGCATAATGCTTGATCTTATCTTACGAAAATATAGTAAAAAATATAGAAAATATAATAAAAAATAAAAGAAGAAAGGGTGATTTCATTTTATGTTATATTTAGTATTTTTGATAATTATTTTATTGTTTGCATTAATTACATACCAATTAGAGGAAAACAATCATGAAATTTTATGTATTGTGTCATGTTTATTAACAATCATTTTTGGATTAGTTTTTGTTCTTTTATCAATCGGAATGGCGTGTGAGTACGTGAATATTGATGGAAGAATAGAAGAATATAAAACAGAATATAATTCATTGGTATATCAGTATGAAAACAATATTTACGACAATGATAACGATTTGGGAAAGAAAGAATTAATGAATGATATTTTAGACTGGAATAAAGATCTTGTATATATGCAAAATGCCCAAGATGATTTTTGGATTGGAATATTTTTTGCGGATATTTATGATCAATTTAAAATGATCGAATTAGATTAAGGAGATTTAATATGAAGAAAATTCCAACATTATTTGAAAAAGTCTATGAGAACCATAAGGTAGTAGATATTAAGCCAAATATTACGCCAGGTTGTGAAGTAGCGTTTTTTCAAGGTATAGCTACTATAAAATTTGATGGAGTTTGTTGTGCAATTATCGATGGAAAATTCTATAAAAGATACGATGCAAAGAAAGGAAAGAAACCTCCCGTTGGTGCTATTCCATGCTGTGATCCGGATCCTATTACGGGACATTGGCCGCATTGGGTTAAGGTAGATCAAAATGATCCCAATGATAAATGGTTTGTTGCAGCATACAACAATACACACGAATCAATAAGAACTAATGGAACATTTGAAGCAATCGGTTTACATTTTAATGGAAATCCATATAAGTATAATTTTGATATATTAATTCCGCATGGAAAAGCAATAATAGGTGTAGAAAGAAACTTTGATGCAATTAAAAACTACTTAGAAAACCATAATATTGAAGGTATTGTATTTTGGCTTGATGGCAAGCCAGTATGTAAAATTAAGCGATCTGATTTTGGCTTTAAATGGAAGAAGTAAATGAAAATGTCTGTGTTAAAAACAAAAGATAATAAAGAAATGATTATTTCATGTAAATGTGGATGCAAAGATGGTGTTCATTTTAAGATCGATAAAGAAGATTGTGATATGTATTGTATTACAACTTTTACAAATAGTAATTGGTATAGGGATCAGAATGATACTATTTTAAGAGTTATCGGAAGAAAAATGAAGAAAATTATTTCTATACTAAGAAATAAAGATTATGTATATTCCGATTTAATATTAAGTAAAAAAGGTTTCGAAGAGTTCAAGAAATATGTGAATCAATTTTGATTACGTATATATACAAGTGTAAGTGTACTTCGATGTGATGTTTTATAAAATACTTATTCAAAAATAGAATATTAATATAGAGCATCACATCAAAGCTAAGAATTAAAAGAATATTGTATGAGGAAAGGAGAACAATAATGGTAGAACAATTAAAAGAAATACCGTTATATACAATGAACTTGCGAATGTATCCTACAAAGGAACAACGTAAAATCATTGACAGAAATATTCATGCGTTACAAAATGCATGTAATAAAACAGTATACGAGATGTTTACAAACAATATGAATACAAATGAAAAACCTGATGTTTATAACGAAAATAATGTTGTTCACTTTCCTGATATAACATCCATGAAGAAAAAGAAACATTTGGATTATTTAAGAAATACTTTTCCTGAATTGTCTAATGTTCCAGCGAGTTCGTTGTCTAATGGAAAAATAAGTGTATTTGATGATATTTTTAAAAGATTGGCTGCACAGGTAAGTGATAAAAATGAGAAAAAATCTATAAATGGAAATGGAGTTATGCGACCAATTGAATATAGTAAACATGTATATTATAACAAAAAACATCCAAAAAAAAGTTATAAATATCAGGACAGAATGAGTAAAATTATATTAACAGATAATCCAAATGTAATAAAATTTAATCTGGCAAAAGTTGGAACTGTAAAAACAAGAGGTTTAAAAGGATATGCGAAAATATTAAGATTTGGAGAAAATGGACAATATGATTTTTATGAATTTATAAATAACAAATTATTTAGGAACGAAAAAGGCAGTGAAAAAAGGATATTTGTTACAGTAAAAAAAGATAATTGTGGTGATTATTTTTTACAATTATGTTTTTCAAAAATTAAGATGTTTAAAATTATAAAAATAGAAAGAAATAGAGATCAAGTTGGAATTGATGTAGGTGTAAGTTCATTAATGACTTTGTCAAATGGGGAAAAATATGATAATCCAAGATTTAGAAACGGAAAAGATAACAGTGTGAAAAAACATAGAGTTGCATTACAAAAAAAATTATCAAGAAAATATGGTTTTGCAAATGAAAAATTTCGTGATGATTATAAAGAAGTAAAAAATAAAAAACATATACTTCTGAAACCATCAAAACAGTATATGGAAATAAAGAATAAAATTGCAAAATTAGAAAGAAAGGTAGCCAGAAAAAGAAAATATCATATGGAAAATATGGTTTTAGATATCGTTAGGAAATATGATTACATAGCGATTGAAACTTTATCTGTAAAAAGTATGTACGCATGAGTAAAATTACAAGAACAAAAAATGAAAATTTATCAGATGCTGCAATGGGATCAATTCTTGCATTACTAAAACGAAAAGGAGAAGAATACAATTCAAACGTTGTAGAAATAGGAAGATATCAGAAGTCAACACAAACCTGTAGTAAGTGTGGATATATTAATAAAGAAGTTAAAAATACAAAAATACGAAAATGGAAATGTCCTAAATGTGGAGCTTGCCATGATAGAGATATAAACGCTTCAATTAATATATTACAAATGTCAAAAAGTACAATAAAAAAAGTATCATAAAGCTCTAATACATAATAAAAATGGTTGCAGGTTCAACGCCGCCATGGTGCAAACAGTAAGTGAACATAATTTTACTGGTAGATTCGCACTGAAGTAGACAATAAGAAATCATATACGGTATATAAAATGTTAGTATTTTTATGTACAAGATATGTGATATTGCTTTTGTAACCTTAATGTATATGTGGATTGCTATAAAATAGAATGTGTAATGTTGATATTTTTGTTCGTTTTTGCCGATGCAATCTACATTACATACGAGGATTGAAATAGCCATAGTACGTCCCTGTCTCAGCCAACTATCCGATGCAATCTACATTACATACGAGGATTGAAATGTCAATCGTCATTAATCCCTGATCGACTGCGCTCTGGATGCAATCTACATTACATACGAGGATTGAAATTGACTGTTTGGAACCATCATCCACATACTGCCCTGATGCAATCTACATTACATACGAGGATTGAAATTTGTATGTTTTTCTCAATATTTTCTTTTGATCTTTCGATGCAATCTACATTACATACGAGGATTAAAATCTTGACGGTGCAAAAGCAGTGACTGATTTTGTAGAGATGCAATCTGCATTGCACACAATAATAGTGGAAATTAAAATCTATTTATATCATATTAATCAAATAAATACAAAAAAATAATTTATAAAATAAAGGAGAATAAACTATGAGATTTGAAGAATTTGTAAAAAAAATGCAGACACATTTTAACGAAATGTGTAAAAATGTAACACGACTTTATATGACAGATACGGATCCGGATGAGATGTATAATTTATATCTTGATTCATATCCAGCAGGAACCAATGATATTTATCGTGTAAGAAGAGAGTACGATTGTGGATGCTGCAGACATTTTATTAAGAATATGGGAAACGTTGTTGCGATTAAAGATGGCAAAGTACATACAATATGGGATATCCCGGAATTAGATGACGGTGTTTATTCTGTAGTTGCACAGAAAATGAAAGAATATGTTTTAGCGCATAAAATTGTAGATGTTAGAGTCAGAAGAGAAAAGAGAATCGGAACTGATCATAGCATGGAGCGTATTGTTGCAACATCACAGATTAATAGATATGATCATTTCTTTATGGATATCCCGGATTATCTAGTTTTTAGAGGGTATGATATCAATGGAGAAAAAGCGAAGTTAAGAGATACACGAAATGTATTTAAACGTTCTCTGGATGAGATTACAAAAGATTCTGTAGATACAGTTCTTGAACTGATTGCTCAGAATTCCCTGTATCGAGGTACTGAATGGAAAGCTGCACTGGAAGAATTTAAAAAGTATAAGAAAGAATATTCTAAACTTTCTACAGACAACGAAAAAGAATTATATACATGGGACAAATCAGAACAGGCAGGAATGTCTGTTGGACGAATCCGTAATCATAGTATGGGAACTTTATTGGTAAATCTATCTGAAGGAATGGATCTTGATACAGCGGTTAAAAAATATGAGCAGATTGTAGCTCCATCAAATTATAAAAGACCAAAAGCAATTTTTACAAAGAAGATGCTTGAAGATGCAAAGAATACCATTACAGAATTAGGGTATATGGATTCACTAAACAGAAGATTTGCTACACTGGATGATATTACAGTAAATAATATTTTGTTCTCGAATAAGGATGCAGCGAAACGTATTGTTGGAGGATCAAGTCTGTTTGACGAAATGGAAGCGGATGTGGCAATTAATCCAAAGAAGTTCTCTAAAGTGGAAGAAGTCAATGTAAATGATTTTGTTAATAACATTCTTCCTGACGCAAAAGAGATTGAAGTATATTTGGAAAATCAGCATGTAAGAAACATGGTTTCACTTATTGCCCCAGAGATTAGAGATGCAAAAACAATGTTTAAATGGAATAACCCGTATTCATGGGCTTATACAGGAAATATTGCGGATTCCAGTATCAAGGAAAATGTAAAAGATGCAGGCGGAGCTGTTGATGGAGTATTAAGGTTTAGTATTATGTGGAATGACGGAGATGGCAATGATAATAGTGACCTTGATGCACATTGCATTGAACCAAATGGTGGAATCGAGATTTACTTTGGTGATACAAAATCATACGAAACGGGCGGTAATCTTGATATTGATATTACTCGCCCAATGAGACAAAAACCTGCAGTGGAAAATATTACATACCCAAGTAAATCTAAAATGATTCCTGGAACATATCAATTATATGTTAATCAGTATAGAGCAGAAAGAAGCCAGGGATTTAAAGCGGAGATTGAATTTGACGGAGAAGTTTACAACTTTGAATATCCTCATCCTGTAGTTGGAAATGTTTATGTGGCTGACATTATTCTTGACAAAGATGGTAAATTCAAAATTATTGAAAAATTAAAAAGCAATTCAGAAGTTAGAAGTAAAGAGGTATGGGGTGTTCATACCAATCAGTTTACTCCTGTATCTGTTGTATGCTATTCACCGAATTATTGGGATGAACAGACAGGAATTGGTCATCAGCACTTATTCTTTATGTTAAAGGACTGTGTGAATCCAGAGGAACCAAATGGATACTATAATGAGTATCTGAAACCGGAACTTGAAAAACATAGAAGAGTATTTGAAGCTCTTGGTGCAAAGGCACATGTAAAAGATGTGGAAGATCAGCTATCAGGAGTTGGGTTTAGTCTTACTAAGAGAGCTGAACTTGTTGTAAAAGTTAAGGGAAATATGGAAAGAATTTTGAGAATCAAATTTTAAAGAAGTGAAATTTATATTAGAAAAGGAGAATACAAACATGAGTGAAAGAAACATTTTTGAACAGGCAGCACGAGGTAAATACAGATTTCCATTTAGAGGACTTTGTACAGTTGAGGATCTGTGGGATTTGAATGTGATCAATCTGGATACTATTTATAAAGAACTAAATAAACAGAAAAAAGATAATAGCGAAGACAGCCTTCTTGAAACATCCAGTGAGGATGTTAGACTGAATGATATGATTGAAATTATTAAACATATTGTATCTGTTAAACAGAAAGAAAAAGCAGACAAGGTACTTGAGAGAGAACGTAAAGAACGTAATCAAATGATTATGAATATTATCAAGGACAAGGAATACGAGGATCTGAAGAGCAAATCTATTTCTGAACTGATGGGAATTGTAGATAGTGAAAATAAATAATATGGAATGTGTGTGGTGCTTATATAGTGCCATACACATTCTAATAACTCTAATAACGAGGTAATGTAATATGAAAATAGCAGTAATTGATGCCGATCTTATAGGTAAAAAGAAACATAGATTTTATTGTTAAATATTTTATATTTACTATTAGTTTTTATTAATCTATGGATATAAAATATCCAATCAACTCTTTAAAATAATCATAAATATCATAGAATAACTTCCACAAACAGTAAACAATAAAGGTAATTAAAAATGAAATATAAAGAAAAATATAAACCAGGGATGATTTTCCGAAATGAAAGAGAACCATGGAGAAATATTATTATAGATTATGTACATTATACAAGAGATTGTGAATCATCATATATTTTTAACCGTAGTTCTATTATTTCATGGCAAAGAGAAAATGAAAAAGCATTTGATAAATGGGTATGTTTATGTAAGGGATATAATTATATTCCAGAAAATAATGGAAGAATGGATTTTTCCAATAAGAATACATTTCCATATCCGTTTTGTGGTGAATCAACACAAAAATCAATTGATGACTATATCAGGAAATATGATATGAAATTATGTGAAATAAATGATTTTTCCATTACTGTATTTAAAGATGATGAGAACGAATATTCCGCATGGATAAAATAATAATATATGAGGTGATATGTATGATATGTGTAGACAAAGAACTGATCAGGAAAGAATTAGAAGATGAAAAATCAGTGTTAGGACACGAATTTAAGTATAAAAAATTATCTAAAAGATATTTAGATTGGTTGTTCAGACACTATTATGTACGTGAGATATGTGAAAATTTTTATGATAGCGAACCTGAATTTGACGAAGAAGAATTCAATATGTATATGGATTATCAATCATACGGAAAAATGTCATGTCTTGCATTCTGAAATATTGTAAGTAACCTTGATGAAATGGAAAAAGAGAAATCAAATTTTAAATATTCAAAAAATAATCATACTGTTGAAGAACTAAAAAATGCTTATGATAAAGTAACTCAGATGTATAAGGATTATGAGAAAACAAGAATCGAAAGACTTACCTGGCAAGAACCATATTTTGAGGGTAATTGGGGATGTACGCAGCGATGTGTAGACTCATTTGGAAGATATTTTCTTAAGAGAATTAGAAATTTTTCAAAACCTATTAAAGACAGATTATATGTATCTGAAGATCATGATGAAATCCGAATTTACTTTTACGGAAGAGATATATGGGAAAAAGATTATTGGTTTATTTTTAAGAGAAAAAATAAAAATGTAAGAGGTGAGAAGAATGTTTATAGGTAATATTGGAGCTGATACTGAAAAATATTTATACGATAATGGAATTACGAAACTGGATGATTTAGTTGGAAGTACCGTATATTTAGCATATCCATCTCAGGGAATTGTATGCTTTAAAGTAAAGAAAATCGAATTTTCACACAAACAAAAGGAATGGTTTTTTACATTTGCACATAATTCATACCGAGTATCTGAACTAGGTAAAAGAGTGTTTTTTGCCGAAGAAGAAGCAAGAGTATGGCAGATGAATAGACTGGAAGAGTATACAGAAGATCAGAAGAAAAGGATTTTACGTAGAGAATCTGAAAGAAAACAAAAAGAAATTAAAGAACTAAATAGTCTGCTAGAAAAATATCCAGATGAAAATAGCAGAAAAGTGCCGGATAAATGTTGTGGTACATGTGCGTACAATGTAAAACCTATGGTTCCTCATACATGCGATGAATGTACAAGTTTAGACCAAGATGAAATGTATAGCATGTGGGAATGGAATTGTAAAGATTTTTAAATAAAACGTATTTGCAAAGGAAGAGAGGCCGTAAATTATGATCAGAAAAGTGGATAAGAAAAACAAATTTGTATCTATATTTAATTCAGACACAGGATTTTATATGAGAAGTGGAATCATTGAAAATGGGAAAGATACAGGGATTGATCCTTTTATGGCCTCATATCCCGAATTATTAGATATTGGAATTATGCAAACATGTGTATGCAGCCACAAGTGTAATGTGGATTGTTATCAGAAAGCAATTGACAGAACAGGTAATAATATGTCCCTTGAAGACTACGAATCAATAATGAGACAGAGCAAAGGAAAAATGTTTTCTGTTGCTTTGGGTGGAGCTGGAGATGTAGATACCCATGAGAATTTTGAAGATATTCTGAAAATTAGTAGGAAGTATAATATTGTTCCTAGTTTTACAACCAGTGGAATTGCAATGACAAAAGAGAAAGCAGAGTTATGTAAAAAATATTGTGGAGCTGTGGCGGTGTCTGAACACTTTTCTGATTATACAAATAAGTCATTGGCATTATTAATGAACGCAGGCGTTAAGACAAACATTCATTATGTGTTAAGTAATAAAACAATTAATACTGCTATTGATAGACTAAAACATAATAGTTTTATACCAGGAATAAACGCAGTTGTGTTTCTTACATATAAAAATGTTGGACTTGGGACAGAAGACAATGTACTTAAACCAGAAGATCCACGGGTGAGAGAATTTTTTGAGATTATAAGCACAGGAAGCTTTCATCATAAAATTGGATTTGATAGTTGTGCGGCGCCTGGAATTGTGAATTATTCACATGGTATCAATATGGATACATTGGACTATTGTGAAGGTGGAAGATTTTCTGCTTATATTGATGCAAATATGAATATGATGCCATGTTCGTTTGCCAATCAGGATAGTAGTTGGTTTGTAAGTTTAAAAAATCATACTATTCAAGAAGCATGGGATAGTCCAGTATTTGATAAATTCAGATATTCTTTAAGATATTCATGTAAGAAATGTACCAATAGAAGGTCATGTGCAGGAGGATGCCCTTTAGTAAACAATATTACTTTGTGTAATAGAAAAGAACGTGAATTTGTAAATCTGAAATAGAAAGGTCTTAGGTAAATACGATATGAAAATCAGAACGGATTTCGTAACCAATTCAAGTAGTAGCAGCTTTATTATTGGTAAAAAAGACGACATAAATGTAACAGTAGAATCAGTTTATCAAATGATTAGAGGGTTTTACAAAGAGTATTATGGGAAACGAGATGAACTTATACAATTTGTAAAAACACATCCGAAATATAACATTGAATATAAAAAAGTTGTGGATGATAAATATATTTACTACAGATTTGATTTTGCTGATAAAAAAATGTCGTATGAAAAACAGAATGGCATTGAAAACCAGATCAAAAAAAATTTTGGCATTACAATTTGGCAAGATATATTTAAAACTGATGATGAACGTTGGTTAGATTGTGAAACATACAAAGATTACGAACAATATTGGTTACAAATAATGAAAGAAAACAACAATCTATATGTACATGCGCCATTTACTTTAGGTGATTTTTCAAAAGAGGGAAATATCATATGGTTGCATTATCGTTCTGAAGATTTATTCGAGTCACATGAGATTGGAAGCAAATCATATGTTATTGGATGGTATTATACATGGATTCGAGAAGCATTTGAAAATAATAATTGTGAAACATGCAGTGAATTAGATTGGTGTAATAAAGATGAGTGTCATGAGAATAAACTTCTCATCAATAATAAGCATGTGCCTGAAGATAAAGCTTGTTTGTACTTACTTGGACGAATTTGTGTATACTCAGAGTGCGGCTATATTCCAGAAAGTATTGTTGAAAAGTTAAGTAATGTGTCAAGATTTTCCTGTAATCATATGGGTTAATATGAAACAATTTTTTAATTGTAGAACACAATATACGGAGGTGATTTAAAATAAAAATACGCACAGATTTTGTAACGAATTCAAGTAGTTCAAGTTTTATTCTGGGTTTTGAATCAATGGATCATGTTGAAGAAACATTACGTAATGAAATTTGCAAAAATGGATCTGGTTGTGAACAATACTTTGAATGTGTTTACCATGATTGTATTGCTGCAGAAACCATGAACAAAGAAGAAATGATAGAGTATGTAATCGACACTGAAATCAAAGGTGAAATTGAAATAGACTTATGGGACACATGGATCGGAGAACAAACAGGATACGAATATTTTGAAGATTATATGAAATCTGATGAATATAAGAAAAACGAAGAGAAAAAATTGAAAGAAGAAAGAGAAAAACTAGAGCTTGCTTGTGGAAATAACAATGTGTTCGTTGAAGTGGAATATGGCGATTATGATATTTTGGGGTTAAGTGATACTCTGGAATATTATATTGTTCCAAATTTAGATTGCTGTATTCGTTGGTTCAGTCATCATTAAAAATGAGGTGCGTGGTATGAAAGCTAATATATTTATTCCAAAAAAAATTAATGTCGGATTTCAGAATAGAGATGATACATATACAGGAAAGCTTGCATATGTTATTTACTATGACGAAAAAGGAAAATTACGAAAAGAAAAATCATGGAATAGTTGGAGAGATCAAAATATTCCAAATGAAGAATTTGACAATGTACCAATGTCAGGCTTTGTTCTTAACAAGAGAGCTGGTGGTGTAGAAGAATCATATGGGTGGAATACAAGGAAAACTTACTGTAGAGTTTATGATCCTCGTAATTTTGAATTTGAAATCACGATTGAGAATTTATTGTACATATTAGAAAATGCAAATTCTATTAAAGGTAAAGGTCTGGAGGGAGATTTTGTGTATGGGTGGTCTGGAAAAGACCTCGTATTGCTTCCAGTAGAATCTCCAGATTACAAAGAAATTGTAAAGTATAATAACATTGTATCAAACAACGAATCTATAAAAGCAAAAGATTTAATAATCGGTGCAACATATTTAGATAAGGAAAATAAAGAATATGTATATATGGGTAAGTACGATTATTTTAGTGTCGGTTATCAATGGATAGAAAATGGTGAATATAAAACAAGTAAATATTATAAAGATGTACCATATGGTCATTTTAAAATAAATTGTAAATGTATTAATGATCTAAATTATGGAAAGTATTATTGGTTTGCATACAAATACGATAATAATGAATGGGGATTCTGTCAGTATAAAAGCATATCAAAAAATAAATTTATTACATGTGTAAATACCAAATGTTCCGATGATTATGCAAATATATATGAACAGATGATTAGAAATAATAGTTATTCACCAATAGATGAAAACAAAGACAAATATATACCGTATACATTTGATGAATTTAAGATGTACGCAGAGAAAGAAGAAGATAGATATGGAACAGGACGATATGTAAAATACAACTATAGATTTTATTCTGATAGTGGTGTTGAGTACGAAATAATATGTGATAAAAATTCAAACAATTGGACAGTGAGAAGAGTTTATACAACAAAAGATACAGAAGATTATTACAATAGATTTGATTTTGTTGTTGAACCAAAAGTTCATCCTTATGAACCTGAAATAAAAACCATGATACCTATGTCTATTGAAACTTTATATAAAAAATTAAAACCATGTTATCGAGAAGTATATCTTAAAAACGGATATTTATATACAAAGGAGTGTTATTATGGCAATGACAAATGATGACAAAATCATGCAGCTTAAAGTTATTATTAAAAAGAAAAAAGAAGAGCTGAAAAAATATAGAAAGTTTTGTCCAGTAACCAATTGTGTATTAGATCTGGATGGAAAGAAATATAATCTGAATGTGCTGCAGGAAAATGAACTGGTGTTATTATTGGTAAAGTTGGATTCATATCTGGTTTCAGCAAATAGACTTAATCTGACATTAATGTTATCTGGTTATGATGTTCTTGATTGGATTGAAGATATTAGAGACAAACTAAAGGATGTTGAAAAAAAGAAAAAAGAATCAGAATTAAACAAAATGGAGTCAAAATTGACTACGTTATTATCAGATAATAAAAAGACAGAATTAGAATTATCGGATATAGAAACAATGCTAAACGAATTTTGACACAATAATTCACAATGAAACGTTTGTTTCTTTTGGTGTATAGAACAGATAGGAGAAGAATATTTGAATCTTGAAAATAAACTAATAGAAAGAGCTGCGGTGGATGCCTTATTATTTCATGCTTTGGGAGCAAAAATAGATAAATCAAATTACGATTATGATAATAGTTTTTACGGAACAATATCTTTTTATATTTCAATTCCAGAACATGTATCAGTCAAAATAAGTGATGAAATATTAGATGATATCGAATCAAATATTGAAGATATCAATGAGACTATTAAAACACAGAATGGACTTTTTAGCTTTATAAAAGAAAGAATGATAGGTATTGCATCACTTGATTTATATGACGAAAGTTTTGATGAAGAAGACATGGATGTTTTAAAAAGTGTTTTTAAAATATATATTAAAACACGAAAGGGAGAGAATTTAGATCAGGACATGTACGAGAAAAAATGTAATGAATTCTATGATAATTTTGAAAAAAATGTGAAAAAATACCATTTGATGAGTGAATATATTGAGGTGTAAGTATGGTAGAAATATTAGGATGTGATTTAAAAAGGTTTTTTGATACAGTTGATAATCCTCCAAAAGATGCAGAAATAACATATGCTGGAAATAGTAGTGGAATCAATTATGAAGTTTGGGAAGTGTCAGACGAATTATTTAAAGTTATGTGCAGTTTATCTGAAAATGAATTTACATCATTGGCAGGAGAGGATGCTTGGTGGAGGAGTTCCAAAGGTTGTATACTTGGATATCCTGATTCGGAATTTATTGTGAATGGAAAAGAATTGAAATGCTGGAACAGAAGATTGTGCAGCAGAAACGAATTTACATGTTTGACAGAATATCTTTGCGATAATGTCGGAGCTTCACTTCCCAAAAATGTTTGTGCTTGTGCGGTGGATCTTGCAAAGTATAATGATATGAAATTATCAGAGTTGTTTGAGACATATGAGAAACAGTGAGGTGAAAATTGGCATATGAAAGAAATAAATATAGGTGATGTAATTGTTTATAATCTAACAAATGACATCAAACCATTGTTTTATTTTGGATATGTTTTGAGTAAGGATGATTTGTTCTGTCATGTATTATCGTTTATTGAACATTCTTATTCGATTAGACATATTGATAACACTAATAATATTTTAAAAAAATCAGACGCTAATATTGCAATGAGATTAATCGAGTCATCTTATGACAAGTTGATAAAAGATGAAACCGCAAAAATTAAAACTTTATCTGAATTTGATAAACAGCAAATTAACAAAGAAAAATATAATGATATTAAGAAACGTATCCTGGTAAATTGTGAGCGTTGTTTGAATGACTGTATAGATGATGTCGATCTTATTAATAGAATAAAAGAAATATCAAGGTTGAAAAATCAATTGTTAAATAAAGATTATAGTTATGTGATAAGTCAAATTCACAGATACAACGGTACAATAAAATATAATATAAAACAATTGGAAATACAAAAACGAAAAGCATTAGAATTAATTTCAAAAGGAGAATTTGAAAAACATTTTTATTTTGTACAGAGCAAGCATAAGGAGATTAAAAATGAAGATCAAGAACATTAAAGAAGTAAAAACATTTTTAGATATTGTAAATAGCTGCAATGGAGAAGTTACACTGACATCTATTTACGGAGATAAATTTAATATGAAATCGAAACTTACACAGTATGTTGCGGTATCAGCTCTTCTTGGAGAACATGGTGATGAATTAGAATTATGGTGTTCTGAAAAATCTGACGAGGAAAAATTTTTAAAAATGTTTTCTGATCATCCAGAAATGGTGTAAGGGGTAATAATATGAAAACGGTAGTAGAGTCAGAATATCAGGACATTTATCGTGTAACTGATGGGGTATTACTGATTGTTAATAAATTCAGGCGCATAGATTATAGTTCTCAAACAGATAGAATTATATCGTTATATGATGGGAAGTTTAAATCGTATAATAAAAACTGTCAAAAATGGCTAAGGGTTTTAAAGGAAGATTGCAATATTTATGGAATAACAATTCCGAAAGGAACTGTTACATATAATTTGTTTCCAGTAGAATTAGTATCTGATATTAATGATTATAAATACGAGATTAAAACAACTGGAAGTATGTTTAGCGGCAATAATGAATCGATGTCAAAGATGCTAAATGAAATTATTTCTGAAATAAAATAGAAACTATTTGTACAAAGAATTGTTGATAGTCATGAATATCAACAAAAAATGAAAGAAAGGAATTGCACATAAGTAATCGATTATTAAGCGTATACGCATTATGTACATGGTATATATATGGAACAGCTTAAAATAGCGGGGTAAAGAAAATGTTCTCTCCGAATGTAAAAAATATACAAATGAAGATTTGAAAATTATGCAGTCCTGGGATCTGCAAAAAAAAAATACAAGTATCTCAGACTAGGATTTTAGAATGGTACAAAGCTTGGGATGGTAAAGTGTATGTATCATTTTCTGGTGGAAAGGATAGCACTGTGCTTGCTGATATTGCAGCTAGAGTATGTAAAGTAAATAGATATAAACTTATTCTTTGGTTTTCCGATACCGGACTTGAATTTCCAGAGGTGAGAGATCATGTAAAACATTTTGGTGAATGGTTGAAAGAAAAATATTATATTGAAGTTGAAACAGTAATTGACTATCCGAAAGATAAAAAGACTGGTAAGAGAATTACATTTAAGGATGTGATTTTAACAAAAGGGTATCCAATTGTGAGCAAGGAAGTGTCAAAAGTAATTAACGATGCTAGACATGCAATAAATAAAAACAACTATAATTCTTATGCTATAAAACAATTAAATGGAGAATATATTAATCCACATACAGGGTTAAAATCTCCATACAATAAAGAAAAGTGGAAATATTTAATTGATTCTCCATTTAAAATATCTAATCAATGTTATAATATTATGAAAAAAGGCCAGCGCATTATTTCGAGAAGGACACAGGTTATAAATCTATTGTTAGAACAATGGCAAGTGAATCACAACAACGAAAAACACAATGGATTAAATATGGATGCAATTCTTTTATTCTAAACAACCCATAATCTAAGCCTTTATCATTTTGGACTGAGCAAGACATTTTAAAATATCTCGTGGATTTCAATATTCCATACGCTTCTGTTTATGGTGATATCTTACAGGATAATAAAGGAAAATATTATACAACAGGTTGTAGTAGGACAGGATGCGTATTTTGTGGGTACGGATGTCATTTAGAAAAAGAACCAAACAGATTCCAGAGATTAAAACAGACACATCCTAAGTTATGGAACTATTGTATGAAACCTGTATCTGAAGGTGGTCTGGGTATGAAAGAAGTGCTGAAATATATTAATGTAAAGATAGAATAAGAATAGCACAAAGGGAGAGTGTGTAATTATGGGATACAGAAGATTATTTATTATAAGAAAAGACTTGCATCTATCTCCAGGTAAATTGTCAGCAATGTTAATGCATTGCGTAGAGGCATATTATACGTCTAAGATTAGAGAGAATGTATGTACTGTAGAAATTAATCCACATGCATTCGATTCAGTCACAAGAAAAACTGGTAGCTATTTTACTCATTATAGATCATTACTTTATATTCCAAAAGAAGAATACGAGGAATATATCAATGGTAGTTTTGTTAAAACTGTGTGCCAAGCAAGAAATAAAAATCATTTACTAAAGGCTGCTGATGTTGCTGCAGAATTAGGTTTGTATGAGAATGTAGATTATGGTATTATCCGAGACAAATGCTTAACCGAATTGGAACCAGAAGAAGATGATGGAACTACTATTGTGGGAGTATGGTTTAAACCTCTTCCTGATGAAATTGCTCATGCTATCAGCAAAAAGTATCATTTATATATTTAACAATCTATTTATGCATTTCTAAAATGTAATTATTTCTATTAATCGAAAAATCAAAATTGATTTCCATGGTTTGAAATAACAAAAAGTGGTTGCAAACACTTTAAAAATATGTAAGGAGAAAACATAACCGATTAGGTTTGAGGCATGGCCATGTCTACATAAAAAAATAGACGATATGAAAAATAAAAAATGGGAACTCGTAAATTTTTGTGAATTTGATAAATACGCTACAAAAAGCTATTGTGCAATTCACAATGTAGACGAAAGTAAAAATTTAGGTGATATTACAAAAGTAGACGAAAATGAATTAGAAGATTTTAATATGATATGTGGAGGAAGTCCATGTTTTGTTGCAGGAACAAAAGTATATACTTCCAAGGGATTTCAGAATATCGAAGATGTAAAAGTCGGAGATATGGTATTGACACATAAAAATAGATTCAAAAAAGTATTAAAAATTGGAATGAATAAAAACAAGGAAATATATAGACTTAAAGCACAAGGGATATTTGATACTTTTGTAACTGGAAATCATCCATACTATATCAGAGAAATGAAACACATATGGGATAATAAATCCAGGATGTATAAAAGACATTTTTCAGATCCGATATGGAAAGAAGTTCAAAATATTTCTAAAAATGATTTTATTGGAATTCCTATTATATCTACCTCTGACAATACAAAAAAATTAACAAAAGAAGAATGTTATTTGATTGGAAGATATGTTGCTGATGGATATATCAGAAATAGTAAAAGATCAAATAGAGATAATTCGTATAATCATCAAGTTATTTTTTGTATTGGAAAACATAAGATTGACGATTTTAGAAACCATATAAACAAATCTGGATATTATTATGGAATAAATGAAGAAAGAACTGCATTCAAAGTACGTATAATTAACGAACGTTTTATGAACTTGTGTATCGAATGTGGAAAGGGAGCAGAAAATAAAACAATTCCTTATTGGATTTTAAATTTACCTACAGATTATTTAAAAGAGTTCCTTAACGGATATATGAGTGGTGATGGGTGCTTTACAAACAAAAACTACAAAGCAACAAGTGTAAGTAAGCAGCTAATAGAATTACTTGGTTTATGTGTTTTGAAATGTTACAAAGTCGGTTTTAGGGTTTATTACACGAAAAGAAAACCAAAAACAATAATAGAAGAAAGAGTTGTAAACCAGAAGGATAGTTATGAAATTGTATTTACAAAGGATGTTAGAAAACAAAAAAAGTATGAGGTAATTGGCGATATTGTATGGTTGCCAATAAAGAATGTTTGTAAACTAGAGGTGAAAAGTGATGTGTATAATATAGAAGTTGAAGAAGATAATTCGTATACTGCCAATAATGCAATTGTACATAATTGTCAAGATTTTTCACTGGCAGGCAAACAAAAGGATCTGTATGGACTTGTAATGATTGTACTGGTGATGATGGAAAACCATTTGAATACAACCCTTTAACTGTTCATTGGAATAAAAGGAATTATTGTCCCAACTGTGGTAGTAAAAATATTGAAAAGACAAGATCTTCTCTTCTCGTAGAATATTTGAGAGTTGTTAGAGCAAACAAACCGAATTTTGGTATTTACGAAAATGTTAAGAATATTGTTGGTAAACAGTTTAAGGATACAACTTTTAAATTATTTACTGACGAATTAGAGGAGTATGGATATAACGTGTACTGGAAAGTGCTCAATGCAAAGCATTTTGGCATTCCCCAAAATAGAGAAAGAGTATATCTAATATTTATCCGTAAAGATTTAGACAATGGGAAATTCAAATTTCCAGAACCGTTTGATAATGGTTTAAGACTTAAAGATATGTTGGAAGATGAAGTAGACGAAAAATTTTATATTTCTGATGATAAAGTAAAACGTCTTGTAACAAATCTTAATGATTCTAATTCGCTTTTGTACGATCCGTCTCAGGTAAAAAGAGAAGGTAAAAGTAGAGAATATACAGAGTATGCACCAACCCTAACATCGAGAGATTATAAAGATCCAAGGCTTGTTAATGAGAATGCCGTAAAACAGGTAGGAAATATTTCAGCTTCTACTGGTGCATGGAATAATCCACAGGTAGGGAGAGTATATGATCCAAATGGATGCAGCCCAACATTAAATACATGTAGTGGAAGAGGGTACGAACCGAAGGTTTTATGTGGATGTGACAAATCTTATAATAATCCTAAATTAATCGAAAATGCAAATTGTATAACATCCAGAGAAGATAGGGGAATATCAAATAGAAAACAAGAAGGAACCGCTGTGATAGAGCATAACTGCATGGACAAAGATAATTTAAAAACTCCTGATGTTTCTTATTGTTTGGATGCGTCATATTACAAAGGAACAACAATTGAAGAATATTTAAAAAAACATCGTAGACAGCTTATCTTTGAAAATAACAGTGATGAGGACAATATCAATAAAGTGGCTATCAAACAGGCTACAAAACATGGGTATATCGAATGTGAACTTGGTGGAGTTGCGGATTTATCATATCCAGACAGTAAGACTAGAAGAGGGTGTGTTCAGGATAACGGAAATATATGTCCAACGATCACTGCAACAGAAACAGGTGTTTGTAGGATTGAAGGTTCATTAGAAAGCGGTTGTAATAAATTAACCCATGCAGAGTGGAAACAAAAAATGTATAAAAAATTTGTAGAAGATGCAGATGGTGAGGTTAGTTCTGTGTATCTCAATCAATCTCAAACTTTTGGATATAGACCACCAGTTAAAGGTTGTTCTAAAACTTTAAAAGCAAATTGTCATGATACAGGAATAGTTAACGGAATTAGAATTCGCAAGTTGACACCAAAAGAAACTTTTAGACTTATGGGATTTTCTGACAATGATTTTAATGCAGCACAAAATGCTGGTATATCAAACAGTCAGCTATATAAACAAGCCGGAAATAGTATCGTAGTAGATGTTCTCTACTACATATATAGAGAATTATATATTGCAATGCCATATTTATTTGACGATCTTAAATTAACTAGTCTCTTTTCAGGAATTGGTGCATTTGAAACCGGGTTAGATAGATTATATGAGGATATTAATTCGGGAAATTTTATAAATCCACAGACAGAGTAAAATCTGTTTGTGGTAAAGAAAATGTAGAATATAAATGCCTAAAATATCAACGAACAGAATATGCAAAGAAAATTAGAAAAGATTATGAATCAGGAAAAATAAAAGAAAGAAGGTGCAACATGAAAGAGTATACAACCAGATCAGATGATTGCACTAATACTATAACAACGGTTCAAAAAGATAATTATATTTTGTGTATTGGAGCTGCAATGAGAGGCAGATATTGTAACAAAAAAACGCAACAAAAAATCGAATTGAATAATACGGAATATTCCAATTCATTGACCACAGTACAAAAGGATAGTTTAGTTTTAGAAATAAAAAGAAAATTATAAAAATAGAAGAGAGGTACTAAATATGGATTATACTTATGATTATACAACAGGAAATTTAAAAATTGATTTTCAAACCGACATGAAAAAAGTGACAACAACTAATACAAGACCAGTTGAAAATCGTTCGAACATCAAAAGTGTCGTAGTAAAAGCGGAAGATTTTACATCAATAAAAGCAGAAAATATTTCACCAATAACAATATCAAGTGACGATATTAAAAATATTCTATCATCACACATCAAAGACTACCAGATCCTATGTCCAGGTAAAGTTGTAAGAGTTGATTTTGCCGATAATACATCGGAGAAAATGGTTCTTAAAGATCCTGATGTGTTTGATATTCACAGATGTCTTTTTATTGCTATTGCAAAACATTTATACAAAGATACTTATACATCTGAAGGTATTGAATACATAGCAACACTATTATCCTACGAGAAGAAATATGTAAAAATGGTCAACAATGCCATTAAAGATCATGAAAAGAAAGAAAAGGAAAAACTACTGAAACTCCAGAAAGAAAAAGAAGAAAAAGAACGTATCGAAAGAAAACGTGCAAAAAATCTAAAACGTAGAGAACAACTTCGTAAGAGAAGAATTGAAGAACAGATTATTATTCAGAAAGAAGCAATTATCAGAGTAAATGATGAAAAAAGAAAGTGATATATAAGCAATGATACTTATTAATGACATCTGGTATGAGATTTATGATTTACACGATTGTGTAAAAATTATTAAAGAAAACTACAATGAAGAACTTGCAAAAAAGATAGAAAATCTAATTCCTGAACATTCAGATCAAGATTATTATGAGTTACAAGGAACATACGATGATTTAAATGATGACATGGAAAAACTGGAAGATAAGCTTGATATAGCTGAAACAACCATAGAAGAACTGGAAAATCGAATTGATGAATTAGAACATCAATTAATTGAGTACGAGGAGTAATATCCTCGTACTTATAAAGGAGAAAATGAATATAGAGGAAACGCATATGAAGAAAAAAATTATTACAGGTTTATCTGTATTCGCATTGGCGTTGTCTACTACCATATTTACAGGATGTGCAGATGACTCGTATTCTAAAAAACAAGATTTAACACAATCCACACATAAGGGATTCGCTGATGGATATTTTACAACTGTTAAGGAGTGGGAGGATAAATTTGACAAATATAAAATTGTTTACGCAAATGATACTAAGGTAATATATTTAGTTTGTATAAGTGTTAATCATTTTGGTATCACTCCTCTTTACAACGCTGATGGTACATTGCAAATCTATGGTGAAGGAGAATAAGCATTATGTCGTTTTGGACTTATATCAATGGAACTATTACGGTTTCTCCGCTTGGACGTACACAAGCAGAAAAAAGATATATTCTTGATACTGTGTTATCTCATCTACCTATTGTATCCGGATCAGAAAGAGATATGGATGTTTATGTGATTCAGAAGAATGGACATAATTGTTCCTCTTCTTGTGATGAGTTTGGACAGGTTACAAATAATCTAATGGATAGATATAGACGCAAATCCAGAAAACGTGGCTGGTTAGAGACACAGGATGAATATATTCTCGTTGTAAACGCTGCGTTAAGGGACAGAGAATTTGAGGATACATACAGAGAATTTATGAAATGGTTATGCAGGCTTGCCAAAAGAGTCATGGTGCATGAGGTTTTAGTAAATATTAAAGGATATGGAGCATCAACTATTATACAAGATAAAGATTATGGTAGATTTTATGAAATGTTCGAAGATCCTTCATGGTGTAGTAAAACTGGAATGGACGAGCCAAATTGGTGTGAATACCTGATGTGGGATAGAGCTAAAGATTACAATTACCCTATGGAACTTGCTTATAAATATTTTAACGATAAAGAAAATGATGAAGAAGTAGAACGTAGAATTAAATACATGAGAGGAGAATAATTTATGCCAGCATATGATGATTTAGGAATAAGAATGAAAGCCTTTTATGAAAATATACCAAAGACAAAATTAATGAGAAGAACACCTGTTGCGATTCGTATTGATGGCAAAGCTTTTCATACATTCACAAGAGAATTCCAGAAACCTTTTGATGAAGTTTTAATTAAGACTATGCAGGATACCATGAAATATTTATGTGAGAATATCCAGGGTTGCGTATTGGGTTACACTCAGTCTGATGAGATAACATTAATTCTTATAGATTATAAGAAATTTACATCCTCTGCTTGGTTTGATTATGAAATCCAGAAGGTATGTAGTATTGCAGCAAGTATGGCTACAATGGCATTTAACAAATACTTTTTTATGAACTATATGGATTCCTTAAAAGAAATTCCTATAAATACAGAAAAAGAACAAGATTTTTTCAGACGTATGAGTTCTGTATATTGTGCCGCCGATGATAAAGGAGCCATGTTTGACGCTAGGTGTTTTAATATTCCTAAAGAAGAAGTCACAAATTTGATTTACTGGCGGCAGCTTGACGCAACACGTAACTCCATTCAGATGGTTGGTCAGGCAAACTTTTCTCACAAAGAACTACAAAATAAATCATGTGATCAGATCCAGGATATGTTAATGACACAGAAGGGTATTAATTGGAATGATATTCCTTCTTATCAAAAACATGGATCATGTTGTATAAAAGAAGAATACCGTTTTAATGATTCACTTAGGTCAAGATGGATTATAGATAATGATATTCCAATCTTTAAAGGTGATAATAGAAAATATATTGAAGATATGATTTATGTGGGAGAATAAATTATGTATATATATGAATCACACATGGGAAGTTTATTTGTATCTGACGATATTTTAGACTATGAACAGACCTATTGTGAAACCTGTGGAGATTCTGACTTTCTTCTTGGATATGCAGAAACAAAAGAAGAGGCATGGAATCTTTTGAAGGATAATACAGATATAAATAGTTCTGGCGGTTGGAATTATGAATACGTACAAGAGTTTTTGAAAAATTGGGATGAATAAAAAAGAAAATATATATAAAAACGGAGGAGTTTTAATATGATGATTTTTTCACAGGACAAAACAACACTAATTAATACAGATAGAATGTCTGTATTTAATGTAGAACCTTATAGATTATATGATTCTGAAAAAGAAGAATTTGTAGACAGTAAAAATGGAGAATATACAATCACAGCTAGAGATTCATTGGCAGGTGGTGGATGGGTAACACTTGGAATTTATGAAAACAAGAAAGATGCACAGGATATTTTAGATGAGCTATGTGACAATATTTTGTATGAAAAAAATAAGAGAAAAAGATGTGTGGTTGATTATGAAATGCCGTGATTTAAACGATATAAATTTCAATGATCTGAACATTATCAATAAATGAAATGGAGACAGTATGGCAGATAAAACTTTCACGATTAAAGTGACAATGAATGAACGGTGGATAGATGATTTTTGCTCAATGCTTCATTGGATGCAAAGTTGCGGAAATTTAGGACATTCTTCTCTGGTAGGATTTTATGCTGATGGAGATGGAGATTTCAGACCGCAGTTTGAAATTGGAACAGAATACCAACAGAAAAAAGGAATATGGAATGTAGAAAATCCACTAAACCCACCGGAAGTAATGTATGATGCAGGATAAATGTAAGTATGGTGTGTTTACAAAGGATAGAGAATTTGCAATAAAAACAATTAATAGCTTTATAGATCAAGAAAGTATAAACAAAATTATAAGTAGAAAAGATTGTTACGAAGTATTTATGGAATATGGAGATACATATAAGTGGAGCAGACCAAATGATAATAGCCGTGGATGTAAAATAAATGTATGCATTGTTGATTTGGCAACATGCGATATGGATTATATACATGAGTGGATTCCTTGTATCTGTTATAAACCAACTGATAATCCATATTTATTTGTTGACAGCGAAATTAACGAAGATAATCAAACATATTATGATTTGCACACATTGATTGATCGACTTAAAAAAATAGAAATGCTATATGGAAACATAAAGAAAATTGGATTTTATGACAGAAATAATTTCTGGGATATGATTAATTATTTATATGTTGACGTAAAGAAAGATATTGTATCACTAGAAAATCATTGTGAAGACAATATATAGTATATTTGTAGTAAATCTATTGATTTAAACACAATATATAGTGTTATGCTAGTATAAAATGTCAATATATTGTGGTCTAAAATCAAATGAAACTATGATTTCATAATCGTGTTTTTGATAACATATCTTGTGTCAATTCTGACAAATTAAATTCCTGAAAATAGAAAATATAAATATGTAATTTAACACATAAAACTAGGAGGAAACTAATATGAGATTAACTAACAATTGGATTCATGGTGACTGTTTAAAGGAGCTGAAAAAGATTCCTGATGAAAGTGTAGATTTGATTATCACATCACCACCATATCATAATCTTAGAGTATATAGTAATGATCCATGCGATCTTAGTAATTGTGAAAGCTATGAAGAATATTATTATATGCTTGGACTTGTAATTGCAGAATGTGAAAGGGTACTAAAACCTGGATGTAAGTTTGTAATGCAGTTTGAAGACTATAATTATACTATTGGCAGAGATAACAAAATGGGACAGGAAAGCTTAACTGGAGATATCAATGCTATTATGAAACAAAATAATTTTGAACTTCACACAAAAAGCTTCTGGCGAAAATACTCAGCCCAGAGAGCTATGCTTGCACAGGGAAATTTATATTACCGTAACATGAAAGCAAGAGACACAATTCTTGCTGCAAATGTTGGTTTTGTATATGTATATAAAAAAGCCGGAGATTGTGAATTGATTAAAGCATCTGATATTACACTTGAAGAATGGGCTGAGTGGGCTGATGGTGTATGGAATATCAGCAACTCAGGCATCGGTCACACAACTCCTTTTGCTGAAGAACTTGTAAAAAGATGCATTAAATTATGGTCTTGTCCAGGAGATACGGTTCTTGATCCTTTTGCTGGTGCAGGAACGGTTAATAAAGTTGCAATCGAAAACCATAGAAATGCAATTGGAATTGAATTACTTGAAGAATTTTATAATCTTGCAAATTCTGAAAGATTTGACAAATGGGATGATTCTGTATATGAAACAGATGATTCAATCGAAAAAATGAAAGAAAGATTTAATGAACAGCTTCTTATCGGAAAGGAACAGAGCGCAAGAGGTAAGGCAGAAAAAGAAGAACAAAAACAGCTTCGTGATAGAAAAAAAGAACTTAGAGATGAAATTAAAATTCTTGAAGCACAGTTAAATGAATTAGGTATGAAAAAATCTGAAATTAAAAAATTGAAAGATGAAGCGAAAGAACAGGTATCTATAAATGATTAGTCTTAAAATACCAGTAGATAAAATTCCGTATGTACGTGGAATTGAAGGTAGAAAGTTCAGGGATGGCAAATGGCTATTCCCTGAATCTGCCGCTGAAACATTAGTTAAATGTGGTCTGTTAGATTCTACGTATGAAGTAAAAGAAAAAGAGATAGTACAATATAATCTATCCGATTTTTTGTATAAACATCAAAAAGATGTAGTAAATAAAGCACTTAATGAAAATGGATATGGATTGTTTTTGGATACAGGATGTGGAAAGACATTAGCAGGTATTGAGATTGCTAAACATATAGGAAAAACTCTTGTATTGTGTCCGTTGTCTATCATTGAAACTGCATGGGTTGATGATTGTCATAGATTCTATCCTGAATTAAGAATTGTTAATTGCTGGGCGGATTCTAAAGAGAAACGGTTACAAGCATTAAATACAGATGCAGATATCTATGTAATGAACTATGAAAGCTTTAAAATCTTAAAAGACGAAATTAGAAAAAAGAAATTTCAATGTATGATCGTAGATGAAAGCTCTGTAATGAAAAATATGAAATCTCAAATCACAGTTGATATTTTATCATTTATCAATGTAATTCCTAGAAGATATGTTCTTAGTGGATGTCCCACACCTAATCACAATTTAGAAATTTTTCCACAAATGAAGTTCTGTAATCCGGATTTGCTTGGGAACAATTATCTTGGCTTTCAGGCAACCTATTTTCATCAGGATTTAGAGAATCCTCATGTATGGTATCAGACACAAGAAGATAAAGATAAATTTTTTAGAAAGCTATCTGATGCCTCTGTCTTTGTAAAAAAAGAAGACTGTGTAGATCTTCCAGACAAGGTTTTTCTTGTGAAAGAATTTTCTATGAACAGGGAACAAAAACAATATTACAGTGATTTTATGAATGATATCAAACAACATATCAATCAGTGGTCAAAGTTTGAATTTACAGCAAGACTAATGAAGCTTAGAGAAGTAGTCAGTGGTTTTATCATTAATAAGGATGAAAGCATTACAGACTTTGACACGAACAAGGATATTGTTTTGGAAGAAACATTAAGAGAGATTGGAGATAAACAGATAATTGTATGGTGTCAATTTATACATGAAATTGAGAAACTGGCAGAGAAATATAATGGTGTTGCCTTAACATCTAAAACAAAGAATCGTGATGATATTATCCGTAAATTTAAGAACGGTGAAATACAGCTTTTATTTGCACATCCAAAACTTCTAGGCAAAGGTGCAACGTTTATCAATTGTACTTATAACATCTATTATTCTTTAAGTTTCAGCTATGAAGAGTTCAAACAAAGTCAAGATAGAATCCATAGAATAGGTCAAAAGAATAGATGCACTTATATTATTTTACAGGCAAAAGATACGATAGATAAGAGAATTTATAATTGTCTACAGAGAAAAGGAAATGCAGTTGATGAACTATATATGGAAATGGGAATACAAGATTTCAAATAGGTGGTGTAATTTATGCAATATCAAGGTGGAAAAAGTAGAATTAGTAAACATATTTCGGAGGTAATTAATGAGATATCAAGGTGGGAAGTCGAGAATATCTCGACAATTGGCGGATATAATAACGAACATCAGTTCAAAGAGAGAGAGAGAGAGAGAGAGGGAGAGAGAGTAATACTTTCGTAAGTTTATTCTGTGGTACATGTTCAGTGGAAAGTAAAATTTCTGGTTTTGACCATATGATATTAAATGATAAACACAAATATTTGATAGATATGCTTAATGGTGTAAAAAATGGATATCAATTGCCAGAATACATATCTGAAGATGAATATAAATATATTCGTGAACATAAAGAAGAAGATCCGGTACTGACAGGTTTTGTAGGTTTTGGATGTTCGTTTGGAGGTAAGTGGTTTGGTGGATATGCTAGAAATAAAACTGGTACAAACTATGCTTTACAAAGTAAAAAATCTTTGATGAAAGACATGGGTACATTAATGGATGCAAAGTTTGTATGCCAAGACTATAGAGATGTATGTCTACCAGATAACTGTGTAGTATATGCAGATCCACCGTATAACGGAACCACAGGGTATGGAAAAGAAAAATTCAATTCGGATATATTTTGGGAATATATGAGAAAAATATCTAAAGATCATTTCGTGTTCGTTTCTGAACAATCAGCTCCACAAGATTTTATATCAATTTGGAATAAACCGTTTACAAGAACTCTTGATGTGAACAAAGAAAATCAATTTGTTGTAACGGAGCATTTATATGTTCATGTTGATATTTATGACGTATTAAAAGAAAAAAATATTCTATAGAGAGGAAAGAAGATACATGAAATTATTTAAAAGTGTTGATGAAAAATTCAAAGAATTAGGATTTGAAAAAGTGAATAATGAAGGAGAAGCAGAAGATAAGCTAGGTGTATGTTATAGAAGAAATGTTACGATAAACAGTGATGATAGTTACATTCATCGAATTGATATTTTACATAAGGCAAGTGGAAATCACATTGTTCAGTCATACCAAGAAGGAGTTAATTCAGACGGATTTAATAACATGGTGGGTCTTGATTATAAAACAATCAAACTTGCAATGAAAAAATATCGTCAAATGAGAAGAAAATATAAGTGGTGATTGTATGAGTACAAATTATTATATGTTATCACAAAGTAAAGGGTTTGCCGAAAAGTATTTTCATGGAGAATATGAACTTACGGATACGCCTATGTTCGGATATGAGATACATATAGGGAAAAGATCAATGGGATGGAAACCTTTATTTCAGGAACATAAGCATGCATATGATTCAGTTGAAGGATTAGTTGAATTTATAACCAAACATAGTGTTGTTTTATATGATGAATACGGAATCATATTAACCGAAACAGAACTTAAAGAAAATTTAATCGATTGGGGGAAAAATCAAAACAAACGATATTATAAATTTGTCCCAGAAGGGGTTAAAGGAACATTATTTGGAAATAAAGAGTATCTGAAAGAAGTAAATTCTGGCGAGAAATATGATATCGTATCTCCATTTAATCACAAACAATATGAAAAACTAATGGAACCAATAGAAAGGGCGTTTGTAGATATTAAATATTGGGAAGATAAAGATGGGTATGATTTTACAAATAGAGAATTTTCATGATGTGAGAGGATAGAACGTGTATGAAATATGATTTATTACAACTTGCGTGGATTGTAATGGCAGTAATAACTGCTTATACAGGTGGAAAAAAGGGTATTAATTCATATAAAAATACAGCATTTTGGGGATGCATAATAATGAGTAATTTGGTTTTCATATTAAAAAAGCTTAAACAACTATTATGAAAAAAGAAAAAGTAATTTGGAATCTATTTGTTCCATTGTTTGATACTCGTATAACTGTCAGATAAAAGAAAGAGGTGGTGATATATATGTGGGCTTTATTTTTATTAAGTGCATTGGTATTTGCGGTTGTAACTTTAATTGTTATCTGGATTGCTTATCGCTTGTACTTAAATATTGTAAAAGAAGAACATAAGACGAAATTAGAATTAAAGAAAATGGATATGGATGAACTAAAAGAAAACGAAAAGGAGAATAAGTAATATGAAAAAAGTAATTGTAGGAATCGTTATCGCTGCAGCAGTTGTAGGTGGTGTAATGACAGTTAAATCTGTTGAAAAGATTGGACAAGGAGAAGTTGGTGTAGTATGGACAGCAAGAAATGGTGTCACAGATAAAACGCTTGATCCTGGTTGGCATTTTGTAAGCCCTTTTGCGAAAGTAAAAGAGTATCCTGTATCACAGCAGCAACTTGTTCTTAGTAATAATCCAGCGGACTACAATGGAAAAGGTCATGAAGATTGGCATGTGGATGCACCTGCAAATGGTGGAATGGTTAAAATGAACTTAACTGTAAATTATAACTTTATTGCAGATCGTGTAACAGGATTATATGAAAAATTCAATGGGATGGACGGAGATGCTATTGTAGAGAGTATGGTACAGAATAGTATTGTAGCATATGTAAAAGAAGTAACACCGCAGTTCAGCGTCATGGATATTTATAGTACAAAGAGAGCAGAAGTAAGCAAGGCAATCACAGAATATCTTAATAAGAAACTTACTGACGAATATGGAATTAACGTATCATCTGCATTGATTATTGATGTACAGCTTGATGAAACTCTGCAGGCGAAGATTCAGGCGAAAGAACAGGCGAAACAGGATGCTGAGAAAGCAGAACTGGACAAGCAGACAGCAATTGCACAGGGAGAGGCAAATAAAGCAAAAGCAGAAGCAGATGCGGCAGTAAGAAAGATCAATGCAGAAGCAAGTGCAGAACAGACAAGAATCTCTTCAAAGGCACAGGCAGATGCAAACAAAGAACTGAATGCATCTATTACTGAAGAACTGATCAGAATGAAAGAAGCAGAAGCAAGGCTGAAACACGGTTGGGTTGAAGTACAGGGTGCGGATGCCGTAGTAACAGAACAGAAGAATAAATAGGTATAACAGAATATAAAAATACATACTGTAAGTGGTGTCACAGCCACTTACGGTACTCAATTGACAAAGTTGGAGAATGGAAATGTTTAAAAAATGGTATATGAAATCTGAAATGAAGAAGATTGTACGAGATTGTATGAGTAAATATGAAGGTGGGGAATCATATTTCAATGAATTAGATTCACTTGTTAAGTCAAATACAAAACTAATGATTGATTATATAAAATATATTACAAAAAAAGAAAAATGTTATGATGTTATTTTATCAGGCGAAATTGGAAATGTATATAAAAAAATATACGATCAAATGGAACAAGTTCAAGTCAATACATATAGTATCAGAATTCATGTGCTGCCTGGTGGTTTAAGAAACGGAACAGATATTAGTAATTTGCAAGATTTCTCATTAAACGGGAAGCAGGTAATTTTTCTGGATGATAGTTTTTATAGTGGAAAAACATTTCGTACAGTATATAGATTTGCAATAAATAATATGTGTCGTATAAAAGCAGCTTATGTATTTTACGATGGTAGTAAGGAAAAGGATATATTAATTAATGTGCATAGTTTATACAGATACTATGATTATCATAAGTAAAAATATTATAACGAGGTGAAAGCATGGGAAGCAAAGAATTTATTGAATTTTGTAAAAAACAAGTAGCAGATTATTTCAATAAGAAAAAAGAAAAGACAGATGTGAACATTCCAATGACAATAGATGATGTATATGTTGTTTGGTATAGCAAATCACTTCAAAATCATAAGGCGTTGTTAAGCACAACAGTATGTGATGGAATGTATTATGAACTAACATATAATGGTGATAAAGATGAATTATATATTGACGCTTATAAAAAATGGGAAAATATTTGCGTAAAAAATATAAAAACAAAAGAAGATAAAATTTAGGATGGTAATTCTATGGATATTAACGATATTAAAGAGAAAATTAAATCTACAGATTATGATTTTTTAAGAAATAACGAACACCTTGGAAAAAATATTATTCTTTTAGGACTTGGAGGAAGTCATGCTTATGGACTAAATACAGATCAATCTGATTTGGATATCCGTGGCTGTGCATTAAATTCAAAGGAAGAAATACTTACAAACAAGAAATTTGAACAGTTTGTAGAAGAAAATACAGATACCGTTGTTTATGCTTTTAATAAATTAGTATCACTGCTCAGTAATGTGAATCCAAACACAATTGAAATGCTGGGATTAAAACCAGATCATTACTTGTATATTAGCCACATAGGAAAAGAATTAGTAGACAATGCACATATGTTTTTATCAAAGAAAGCTGTACATTCTTTTGGAGGATATGCCAATAGTCAGTTGCGGAGATTAGACAATAAAGCTGTTAGAGTATTGAATCAAAGTGAAAGAGAAAAACATATTTTAAATAGTATTAATAATGCATTTACTACATTTCCAGAAAAATATTTTTCGTTTAAAGAAGATAATATTAGATTATATGTTGACAAATCTGTGCAGCCAGAATATGATACTGAGATTTTTATGGATCTTAATTTGCATCATTATCCACTTAGAGATTACAAATCTATGTGGTCAGAAATGAACAATATAGTAAAAGATTATTCAAAGATTGGAAAGAGAAATAAACATGCAATAGAACATGATAAGCTTGGTAAGCATATGTGTCACTTGGTCAGGCTGTATTATATGTGTTTTGATATTCTTGAAGAAGAAAAGATTGTCACATACAGGGAAAAAGAACATGATCTTTTGATGAATATTAGAAATGGTGAATTCTTGGATGATAATAAGCAGCCAACTACAGAATTTTATGAAATGTTAGATGAGTTGGAAAAAAGACTAAAATATGCGAGTGACAATACATCACTTCCAGAATCTCCAAATTATAATAAAATCAATGAATTTGTCATGAGTATTAATGAAAGAATTGTGAGAGGTGATATTTAATGTTTGAGACAGTACCATTTGATAAACTTTTAGAAGCCATTGAGAAAAAATACAATCGGGAACGTAACTTTTCAGAACATCTCAGGGAAGAGCTTGATAAAGTGAAAGATGAAAAGTACAAAGATAATGAACTGCAAGAAATAAAGCAGGAACTTGAAACCATGAGAAAAGAATATGATCGAGGTTTTCCAATTTCTAAAGAAGAAGATGAAAAAATCAAGACATTTATAAAAAAACATAACGAAATGCATGGGTCTTATCATGGATGCATAGGTGGAGGATATACTTATAAATTTTGTCCAACATCTATAGGTACATCAGGATCTATTATATGTAACAGATGCAAAGAAGAATTTGAGTTTCAGGAACTTGGATAATATTTTTGTTGAAAGAGAATAAAAATTATGAGCAATGAAAATAAAAACAGATTTGATACAGGAGAAATTGTTTACTGGTGTCACAGCTATGGAAATGGAATATATTCTGTAAAATACGGAATGGTTGATGAACAATTTTCAGATGCAGTAGTTGTTGATTATTTAACACCAAGGGACAGAAGATTGATAAATGGTATTCCGATTAATGATTTTGAGTCAGAACAAAAAAGAAGAAAACTCCCTAAAGGTTGGACTTACAGTACCCCATTGTATGAACTTACATACAGCGACCTAACATCAAAAGAAATAGAGTTTGTGTTGGACATAAAAAAACCTGAAACAATAAAAGAAGCATATGGCAAAGGGTATTTAGTAAAGGATAATACAATATTTCATGGAAATATCGAAGCAGATATAACAAAAGAAGGATTCAAAATAGTAAAGAAATATCCTAGAGACAAGCATCATATTGATCATGTAAATTTATATCCATGGAAAGTTTATCGTTCATATGATAAAGCTTTGCAAGAAGTAGATGATCTAAAAAAAGAATTTATAAGACAAACTTTGTTGACAGATTATGAGTGGTCTGTAGAGCAGATAGAGAAAACACTGAACAGATGGAAAGTTCAAAATGACGCTTCTGAAGAAGAAATGAACAGAATAAAGAAATTTATCTTGTCAATGGAGAATGTTGAGTATATAGAAACGAGATTGTTTGGCGGAAATGTAGAATGGAAATATGAAGATAAAAAGAGATGGAACACAATAGATTCAACAATATACCACCAATAAAATGAGGAAATAAAAAATGGAAAAAGAAAACAATGTTAGGGAAGTAAATCTTAGAAATTTATTATATTACTATAAGACTGGTTTGGATGTCTCAGAAGATAGGGTGAAGAAAACTGATCAGGAATGTAGAAAATATATTTATGAAGATGTTGTTGATACAGTTAAATATTTTTCGTCAAAACAAAATTGTATGCAAAATGTAAATTTTGAGATAAGTCCATATCAACTTGTAAGAATGAAACCAAGTGAAATTTGTGAACTGTATAATAGGTTTAATAAAACCGCAACAGGTATTTTCGGATTAGATTATGATAATAAAACGAATATGATATTAGAAGACATGAGAGGGAATAAATATCATATACTTCCATTATCTCCAAAAGGTTACAATGTTTCATGTTATAAATTGTCTTTTTACAACGAAAATGGTGTTGGTTTTATTTGTAAAATGTCTGTTTCATTGGCAGATGATTGCTTTACAAACGATCAAAAAAACCAAATTATGAATATTCATGAGTTAAAACAAGAATATGATGACAGAAAAAAGAAATCAAAAGATAGATACGAAGAGATTTGTAAATACAAAGAGTATATAAGTATCGAAAGAATAAGTAATGGATATAGAAGATACAACTCTGTCGCAAAAGTAAAGAAAACAATACCAATCAAATTAAAGCCTGATGAAGTTGCGAAATATATTGATGATTGGAATTATTGTTTCGGAGGTAGAATAAACAGTATTTCAGAAACAGAAGAAGAAACCGTATATAACATTACAGTTTATACTGATTAAAATTTAATAATTAATATTAAAAAAAGGAGAAATGATATATGGAACCAAACAACACAATTACACTATCAGATACTGTTAATCTTATGGTCAGCAAAAATTACAAAGAGAGATTTATTGCAGAGTATTGGCAGGTAAAAATCAGATACGAAAAATTAAAAGCAATGTTAGAGAAATGGGATCATGGTGATTTGGATTTTTCACCTGATTGTTCCAGAGAATTATATAATATTCAGATTTGTGGAATGAAGCAGTATCTTAGTATTCTCGAAAAAAGATCCAAAATTGAAAATATTGATTTAACAGTTATTGTACCGAATGATGAATGGTAAAAAACAAATTTTTACGGGGAAATAATAAATACATAATATAAATAGTTTTAAATATCTTGTCCAGACACAAATGACATTAAACTTAATGTGCGTATCCTAAACAATTAGGAGGAAGCCCTTATGTCAGATATATAGACGTGAAACATCAAGCGATAGAGGAAAGGGTGAATCTGTATGGTAACATAAGCAGCAGTTCATTAGAGAACGGATCACAAGTAGCGAATGTGATTGAATATTTTTAGCTAACAATTGGTTACGACCGATAGAACAATCAAACAATTAAGCGGTGGGTTGGGTTTGACATCCTAAAGGTATATATCCTCCATTCCTATGTATCAAATATGTACGACTGAGGATGAAGTAACTACCGCAAAATAATGGGCTATCGCCAAGCGGAAAAGGCACATGACTTTGACTCATGTATTCGTTGGTTCGAATCCAACTAGCCCAGTTACGCTGGTGTGTCGGAATTGGAATACGAATTGGACTTAAAATCCAAGGCTCATAAGAGATTGAGGGTTCAAATCCCTTCACCAGCATTTAACTAGATAATATTAATAAAAAGGAGTACAAACATGATTTCAATTACATCAGATGGAGCTAATAAGCTCATAAAAAGTTTAGAAGAAGAAAAAAATATGTTATTGCAAGATATTTCATCATTATCAACTTTTGTTGCTGCTATCACAGAAGATCCGGAAAGTGTAAGACCGGAATTTGATCTTAAAAAGACAGTAGAACAGATAAGTGTTATAGATAATAAGCTTATCAAAATTAAAAATGCAAGAAGCGTATTTAATACAAATATGAAATTAAAATCAGGATTATCTATTAGCGAAGCATTAATCAGAATGGCTATGTTGAACAGATATTTATTTGATTGTAAAACATTAGCTGGAAGATATCCAAAGACTAGATCAGCAGGACCTAATAAAACAGAAATAGAATATCGCTATATTAATTATGATTTGCAGTATGCAAAAGATTTATATAAGAATGTTAGTGAGGAAATTATGGAAATTCAAAAGGAACTAAATATTATTAATTCATCAGAGATATTTGATGTAGATATTGACCTTTAATTTATTTGTTCCATATTATAATTTAGTTTTTTTAATATGTTTAATGCGCAAGTATTAAAGAAAAAGATAAAAGATGACTGGCTAGACATGGATATTGTTTTATTGTTATTAGTTGAAGTTAATAATATTTATTTCTAAATGATAAGGTTGTATAGTTATTGTTTTCTAGGTATGAACAACTTAGATATTTTAAACTCAAATTTAAATACTAAATTATAATAAAAAACTTAATGGCATGGAAGTTTGGTTATAAATGCCTTTTACATAAGCGGTATGTTGCTATCATGCTTTATATTCTTTCCCTCCTACTAATATATATCACTCTTTTAAAGCAACTACCGCAAAATGCAGATATGGTGGAAATGGCAGACACGGAAGATTCAAAATCTTTTGAGTTTATCTCGTATGGGTTCAAGTCCCATTATCTGCAGCAGCCACGGCTAGTCTCAATCATTTACATATGATTTCTGTCAGAGACGGCAGAGGCCGTGGTGAGCACCTGGAAACTTAGCTCAGTTGGTTAGAGCATCCGCCTCATAAGCGGACGGTCATGGGTTCGAATCCCATAGTTTCCATTCAGGCTACGGAAAAATCTGAAGGCCAAGGATTATAGTAGCTTGAAAGGTATACCTACTTGTGAGTGCAGCCATCCTGGAAGATGGAAAATATAACATGTAAAAATGGAAAGAAGCCACAGACAATTTAATTTCCTGTACTGAGGATGAGGGACAAAAAGGGAATGATCAAAGGTAGGATGATACAGCATCCGTGTAGGTACAAGAAATACTGCAACTATTAACCAAACACTTTTTCAAACATTCAAACATTTATTCAAGTATTATTTTTTAAGTTCATTCCGTATAGCAAAGATGAACCAACCTACTAGGAAGTCTTGTGAAAAACTTATTGTGTGGAGATAAGACAAATACGGTGAGGAGTAGTAGTCCGTATACATACAATGTTCTTGGAAGTCAAAATAAGAGAGTCCCACAGGGAACAAGCGGTTTATAAGAGGACATAATTTAATACACCTCAGATGGTATACACATCGGCAACACTATCAGTTGTGCAAGGGTGATCGTTCAGATTTAGGTGGCGTGAGCTGAGTTTAAATTCGCCAGTAAGTAAATGTGATGAAAGGTTTTGCCTGAATCTTTTCGTTTTAAAACCAAATGGAAGCCAAGTTATCGTGACGTATCACGTTTTGTAACTTCTAAAAATAAAAATAAAAAGTTCTGTTGTTGCAGACAAAGATACTGCCAAAGTTGGCTGGTAGCTCAGTATTGGAAGAGCGCACATCAAATTGATGTTAGCAGTCGGAGGTTCGAATCCTTCCCAGTCAAATTAAAAAAATAAAAACAAAAAAGGAGAACATCATGAAACCAAGTGCAATTATTTATGATATCAACAATATTAGGGAAGAATTCGATTTTCATGACTTCAGATTGTCATTTGAATTTAGCATGAATGAATTTGGGGTACATATTATTCAGGAAATAGAGGAAACCGATTCACGTTTAGATATTATTGTTAAGTACGATAGCATTAGCGAAAAACTATTTGTTGACATTGATGAAATTTATAATACATATATTGATTTATCATGTATTGAACTAACTGGGAAAATCATGACATATATGGATTCAAATATTGAAGATATCGAAGATTTATGTCGTAAGTTGAAATATTAGAAATATCTAAATTATTTTGACATTTTTATTCTATTATATTTCTTTTCAAATCGAAATGAATTCCAAATAAAAATAATTGAGTTTTGATTTTTGAAGGTGTAAATCTGCACACCTTGGGCTTTTGCGCCCTAAAATGCAGTTTTTCATAGAATTTTATCTTATAGATTTAATTCCATGTTCTCGTCTTTGCGGAGATCTCCGCAATACGTTCCCATATAAAAACAATAAAAACTACATAAAGGAGGTCATTATTTAATGGCAGAAACAAAGAAAAAAGGACTAGGACTACCACAGACAAAAGGAACTTTTCAGGTAAGAGGCAAGGTTATTGGAACCAGTAAGGACAAGTTTTACGTTGAGAAAATGACAAAAAATAATAAGCCTTGGAGAAGCGTGAATTTTGGTGTTCAGTTTGACAATGATGCAACATTGTATGTTGGAACTAATGGAATGGAAAGGGAAAACGTGTATTTTTTCAAAAAATTTGAAGATGGGAAAACTGATACCAAAGTAATTCCATGGAAAGACAGATTCAATTTCCATGAAGAAGGCTATCGCATGATGGGGGTAAATGTTGGGCTAGAGAAGACAACAGATGAAAAAGGAAATACGGTCAACAATAGAAAAACACTAACTGATTATGATTCTTGCAAAGAAATTTCTGATCATCTTGTAGACGATATGTCCGTATTTGTAAAAGGAAATCTTGAATATAGCACATATAACGACAGTCACAAAACAAGATTTGCAGCAACACAGGTTTCTCTTACAAAGAATCCAGTTGATTTTGAAAGCGATGATTTTGTACCTACATCAGACTTCACACAGATGATTGTGTTTGTTGGTATAACTCCAAACAAAGAAAAAACTAGAGCCACAGTTGAAGCGAAAATTATTAATTACGATACGATTGAGGATGCTGAATTCATTATCGAAGATATGAATCTTGCACGAGTATTTGCAAAGCAGATTAAACCATACACAGGAATTAAAGTATGGGGACGTATCTCAGTGGAAAAAGATACCGAAGAAGTTGAAACAACTGACTGTTGGGGAAAACAGAATGATATGGAAAAGGTAAATTCACCAACAATTAGAGAACTGATTATTGAAGGTGCAGATCCTAATAGTATTGACACAAGTACATTTACCGAAGCGGAGATTGATAAAGCCATTGAAGAAATGAAGGCAGCAAAGGCTGCAGAAAGTGATTTCGGAGGTTCTGAAAATGGTGGATGGGGAACTGTTCAGCATGGTTCCGAAGATGGAATGGATGATGAGACTGGTTGGTAAAACAACCATCTCTCACCAAATAACATAACAAATGAATAAAATTATATTTTTAGAAAGGTTAGGTAATCGCTTATGGCAACAGGACGTGGAGGAAACAGAATTAAAACAAGACTAGGTTTTTTACTTTATGGAGCCTATGGAACCTGGAAATCAAGTTTCTGTCTGGAATCAATGAAACTGAAAACAGAAGAAGGAAGACCTTTTAGGGTATTATTTATTGATCCGGAAAACGGTGGTATTGATACATATCTGGACAAGTATGAAGAGCAGGGAATTGACCTGAGAAATATTTATATTGTATATACACAGTCTCTTACAGAAGTTGAAGACTTTATCCAGAGAGCAAAAGATGGGGAAGATTTCTATGAGTTTGACGATGATGGAAACGAAACAGATGAAGTATATCTTGATTCAGAAGGAAATCCTTTCAGACCAGATATGATCGTAGTTGATGGCGCATCTCTTCTGTATACTGCAAAACAGCAGAGTATCATCGAATTTTCCAAGAAACGTGCCACAGTAAGAGCAAAGAAAAAAGAACTTACAGGCATGGAAAAAGATGTTGCCATTGAGGGTGCAGGAATGGAAATTAAAGACTTTAATACCCTCAAATTTGATGGACAGAATCTTATCTTAAACCTGCTTGCTTCTGGAAAGCATTTTGCAGTCACAGCAAGAGAAAAGGCTGAAACAGACCAAATGAAGGATACAGACGGAACAATCAAAACTGTTCGTACAGGAAACTTTGTTGTAGAAGGATTTAAGGATGTCGGATTCAACTGTAAAACAGTTATTCGTATGTTCAAAGACGATGATGGGATCATCAAAGGCTTAATTGATAACAAAGATAGAACTCTGGTTCATCAGCAGAATGAAGTGTTAATTGAGCCATCTATTCTTGATTGGCAGGCAGCCATTGATCGAAATAAAGGTAAGAAAGAATTTACTGTAGCAAATAATCTTAACGCAGCCATTAAGAAAGAAATGAAAGAAGTAGAAAAAGACAACGCTCGGTTCGATGAAGAATTCGATAATAGTTCAAATACAGAAAATTCAGGCTCATTTTCTACACCAGAGGATTATCAGGCAGCGATTAAGGCGGCAATCAGTAAACTACCAGCAACAGAGAAAAGTAAAAAACAGACTGAAATTGTAAATGCAGGTCTTCCAAAAGCATATCAGAAGCTTACGGATATGAACGATCTGAAGAAATATTACGAAATCGTTGCAGCATAGTAAACATTATGATTCGTTGACAAAATTTTATTGCCTACACTGGTATTTCCGGTGTAGGCAAACATTCAATAAAAGGCAAATAAAAGATGAATAACAATACTAGAAAATGTAACGCATGTAAAAAATTAATTGATATTTCAGAAATGTCAAGTGATAATTACTTTTTCAGAATTTATGGTAAGACAAAGCAATACTTTCATTCAGAATGTTATATAGAACAGCAGATGAACAGAAAAAGAAACCCCATGACGAGAGAAGAATGCTTGACTTATATATCGGAAAGAAAAAGTGAAAATGTCAAACAAAACATTGAAAAGAAAAAAGAACAAAAGATAAATGCCGTAAAAGATCAATTATATGATTTTATTGCAGATATGTATGACATTAGTTTTTTCCCAACTTTTTTCTACATTAAGATGAATACGGTATACAAAGGAACATACAAAGGACTGAAAAAATCTGTACCTCCGGAAGATCTTCTCGATATGTGGGAACAGAAGAAAAATTACTTATTAAAAGTATACGAAAGAAATCGTACTCAAGGAAAAGAAATGGAAGGATTACAACGAGTATATTATGATTTAGCAATTTTATTATCAAAATATGATTCTTATCTGAACTGGAAAGATAAACAAAAAAATGCACAATCAGATATTCGTGAACGTGAAAACAGGACAAATGATTTTATCAGTCAGAAAATTATTTCACAAAGCAACCCCAACAACCCCAATAGTCATACAGTTGGGAATAAAGAAATAGATATTAATTCGATTTTAGACGATATTTGAAAGGTGGTGTTGGGACATAGATGTAATTTCAAATATTACAAATGAAATTTTGTTGGTTGGAAGCATTTATAAAAAACCGGATCTTATGATTGATTATGGGTATAACATTCGGTCACGATATGATTTTTATGATGAAGCGACAAAGTTTTTTTATGATAATGCAGAAATTCTATATCAGACAAGATCTCAGGAATTTAACAGAAGTATTGTTGGATCATATATGGCAGAAGACAATGAGCGTTTATCTTCTTATAAAAAGTATGGTGGTTGGAAGACAATCGAAAACTGGATGAATCTTGCAGTAACAGATAACATACAGGGATATTTTGATGTTTTAAAAAAATTTTCTCTACTTAGAGAATATCAAAGAAACGGATTTGCAGTAGACAAAATTATGTCTCATCCTAAATTTGAAATGTTAAATGCTATGGATATCTATAGATTAATCCGTTCAAAAGCAGATAGGATACATACCATCATTTTAACAAATGAGGAAGCACAAATTCTAAACAGCAATATCAAGGATACGATTTTGAAATGTATGGAAACACCCGACTTAGGATTGCAGCTTCCATTTCCTATTATGAACGATATTACAAGAGGAGCAAAAAGATCTACGGTAATGGCTGTTGGAATGCTCAGTAATGCAGGTAAAAGTAGATATATGACAAAAATAATTGCTTACATTACACTTGTATTAAAAGAAAAAGTATTTGTTCTTCTTAATGAAATGTCAGTTGAGGATATACGATATGCATTGATTACAACCGTTATTAACAATCCAGAATTTCAGGAATTGCATGGTTTTCATTTGAAAAAAAATGAGAAAGAAATAACCCTTGGTCTTTATCGTGATGATAGCGGAGAGTATATATATCCCAAAAAAGATGATTGGGGTGATATGGAAGAAACAATAGAAGAGTATGCTGCCAGGGTTTCCGAATCATCTTATGAATACAATGTAATTATGAAAATTGCAGAGTGGATAGAAGATGAAACACAAGGATTGATATTTGTCAAAGATGTCTCTGCAGCATACGATGATAAAACCTTGGAATTTGAAATTAGAAAAGCGAACTTAACGCATGGTATCAATTATTTCTTTTACGATACGTTTAAGAATGATATTGCGACTACGGGTGATTGGGCTGCCATGAAGATTACAGCAACAAAGTTGACTGAAATTGCAAAGCAGCTAAACATGTTCGGGTATCTTTCCATACAGCTCACAGATGATGCGAACTTTGTGGAAGCAGATGAATTAACATCAAGTAACATCGCAAACTGTAAATCTATTAAACATGTCTTGCATACGCTATTCCTTTTTAAAGAAATCCCTAAAAGTAAATTTCATAAGTATGGATATGTGTCTTCATCTGACTGGGGGACAAATATAGTTCATGAACTGGATACTTCAAAACGGTACTATTGTTCTGTATGTGATAAGAACAGACTTGGACGCAAGTGTAAATTGCTGTTTGAAGTCAATCTTGATTTAAATACATGGATAGAAGTAGGGGAACTGATAAAGAAATGAGAAAGTTGGTGGTTAAAAATGGATATTGAATCTTTAAAAGAATATGTTCTTGAAAATGATTTGATTCCTGTGATTCTTGAAGGGCTTGGGTGTCATCACATCCGACATAAAGATGGATTCTATCAATGTGCGAATTATGATGGTGATAATACAACTGCTGTTTGTGTATATGAGAACACAAATTTAACCACCATCAATTACACCAGAGATATCAGACAAGGACGAAACAGTTCAGACTTAATATCTCTTGTAGAATATTACAAAAATGAAAGCTTTCCATATGCAGTCAAATGGATCTGTGACGAGATAGATGTTGATTACTATAAAGATTTTGATGAGGATTTACCTGAAAGTTTACAAATTACAAAAATGCTTTTAGAATTACGGGATGGAGAAGAATGTGAAGAACCTGAAAAACCATTGAAACCAATATCAGAACGAATTATTTCGTATTATAAGCCTTACGTAAACGATATGTTTAAGAATGATGGAGTTGGATATGAAACACAAAGAGAATTTGAAATTGGATATGACGAATATTCTGATCGCATTACAATTCCAATACGAGATGATTTAGGTAATTTAGTTGGAATAAAAGGAAGATACTTTTATAGAAATGTTCCAGAAAATGAAATGAAATTCATTTATCTTGAAAAATGTGCAAGGTCACAAATCTTATATGGTCTATATAAAACAATCCCATTTATAAAACAAAAAAACAGAGTGTTTGTTGTTGAGGCAGAAAAAGGTGTTATGCAGCTTTGGCAGGCAGGATATTGTGAATCCGTTGCGACAGGTGGAAAGAAAATATCAAAATGTCAAATAGATAAATTGACACGACTTTGTGTACCTGTGATTTTTGTTTTTGATAAAGATGTTGAACAATCCGAGTTAAAAGATCTAGCAGATAGATTTATTGATGAAGTGGAAGTGTACGCATTGATTGATAAGGATGGAATTTTATCAGAAAAAGAGTCTCCAACTGATAATATTGAAAAATTTGAACTATTGTTAGGTAAAAATATGTGTAGATTAAGATAAAGAAGGTGTTGTATTGAATTATGAATTAATAGAGAACTCATTAAATGATATCAATAACCCTGTGGAAACTATATTAAAAAATAGAGGTGTTATCGATTGGAAGCAGTACATGAAATTGAATGATGATTGCATATATCCGTATAGCATGTTAAGCAACATGGGACAAGCAGTTGAATGTATGAAAAAACACATCGAAAACAAAAACAGAATACATATAATTGTTGATTCTGATGTGGATGGATATACTTCTGGAAGCATGATGTATAGATACCTAAAACTGGTTGATCCTAAATTGGATATTACGTATTCGCTTCATACAGCAAAACAGCATGGTTTATCATATGATATTGAAGTTCCTGACAATTGTAACTTACTTATTATTCCAGATGCAGGAAGTAATGATGTAGAGCAGTGTAAAGAGCTTAAAGAAAAAGGAATTGATATCATTATTTTGGATCATCATATCTGTGACAAGGAAAACAACTTTGCAATCATTATAAACAATCAGGCTTGTGACTACCCAAATAAAAACTTATGTGGTGCAGGTGTTGTATATAAGTTCTTACAAGCATTAGACGATGAGCTATGGGAATCATATGCTGATAATATGCTCGATATGGTAGCTCTTGCCAATATTAGTGATGTTATGGATATGAGGGAATATGAAACACGACATTTGGTTGATAAAGGTTTGAGTAAAATTAGGAGCAAACTATTTAAAGCATTAATAGAAAAACAATCATATTCTATGAATGGTGTTGTAAATATAACATCTGTCCAATTTTATATAACACCCATATTGAACGCAATGATTAGAATTGGATATCAAAATGAAAAAGATTTGTTATTTCGAGCGTTTATAGAAACCGATGAAGTTTTTAAATATAAAAAACGTGGTGCAGCAGAAGAAACCGATGAAGATATTTACACAAGAGCTGCAAGGTTATGTTACAACACGAAAAATAGACAGTCCAAAGAAGTTACAAAAGAGGTTACAGAAGTAGATAATATTATTGAAAAACAAAACCTGAATTCAAACAAGGCTTTATTTATCAATGGTTCAGACATTATAAATGAATCTTTAACAGGATTGGTAGCAATGAAAGTGGCTGACAAATATCAAAAGCCGTGCATTATTCTGCGTAGAAGAAAGCATGTAGAAAACGAACCATATTTATATGGTGGGTCATGCAGAAACTTTGATAATAGCCCAGTTGATAGTTTGAAAAATGAATTGGTTAGCACAGGATTATTTGAATTTGTTCAAGGACATGACAATGCAGCAGGTGTCTGTATAAACAGAGCAAATGTTGTCTCAGCCATTGAGGCTGTCAATGAACAGTGGAAAGATATTGATTTTACACCAAAATATTTGGTCGATTTTGATGTTATGATGGATGATATTGATATTTGTTTCATTAAAGAAATTGATGATATGAAAGATATCTTCGGACAAGGAATTAAAGAACCTCTGGTGCATATATCAAATATTCCCGTATACACAGAAGATGTAACATTAATGGGGAAGGAACTCAATTCTTGGAAGATTATTATCAATGATGAAATTGCTATTGTAAAATTTTTGGTTGATACAAGCATAGATCCAATAATCAGAGAATATAGGAAAAACGGTGAGAATAATGATGTATGTATCGGATCTATGGATATTATTGGAACTGTAAGTATGAACAATTATAAAGGTATCTTAACTCCACAGATTATAGTTAAAGATTATATATTAAAGCAATAATATGGGAGGGGAGATAATATGAGTAGTTCCTTACACAATCATTCCGAGTTTTCAATTCTGGATGGGTTTTCCCATCCAGAAGAATACTTACAGAGAGCTAGTGAAATTGGTTTAAAAGCATTTGCTATAACAGAGCATGGTAATGAATTTTCATGGGTATATTTTGATAAATTGAAAAGTAAATATCCTGATGTAAAAATGATTTATGGTGTGGAATTATATGAATGTTTTGATATGAATGTTCAAGATCCAAATAACAAATATTTTCACTTAGTTGCATTAGCGAAAAATGAGCAAGGTAGGATTGCATTAAATGAAATTGTTACAAAAAGTAATTTTGAAGGTTTCTATTATAAACCAAGAGTAGATTTGAATTTGTTAAAACCATATGCAGAAAACTTAATTATATTATCAGCCTGTTTAGCTTCTAAAATTTCAAGAGAACCGAATTATTACAAGTGTGTAAGATATGTAAAAGAATACAAAAGAATTTTCCCATACTTTTATCTTGAAATGCAAAGCCATAAAACAGAAGACCAAAAAGAATATAACCAAAAAATATTAAAGCTTGCAGAAGAAACACATACAGATTTTGTTATTACAACAGATAGTCACTCAGCAACAAAGGAAGATTTATATTACCAGGCACGATTGATTCAGATAGCAAGGGATAGTGATACTCTTAGTGAAGCATATGATGGATGTTATATGCAAACAGACGAAGAGATTCATGAAGTCATGGATTCCCAAATTGGAGAGTTAAATGTAAATATTGGATTGACTAATTCGGATATTATTGCCGATATGATTGAAGATGTTGACATGCCATTTCAATCTCCGCAATTGCCAACATATCCTCTCCCAGAAGGGTTTGAAAACAATTATGATTATTTAAAACATCTATGTGATATTGGATGGAAAAGTAGAGGTTTCGACAAATTATCCGAAGAAGATCAAAAGGTTAGAAAAGATAGGCTTGAATATGAGCTGCAAATTATTCACCAGATGGGGTTCGATGGATATTTCATTATTGTATGGGATTTCATCAAATGGGCGAAAGAGAATGATGTATACGTTGGCCCAGGAAGAGGTTCTGGTGGCGGCTCAATCGTAGTGTATTTATTAAATATTTCTCAGCTTGATCCAATTAAATACGATCTGATTTTCGAAAGATTTTTGAATCCTGAACGTGTATCCATGCCTGATATTGATACAGACTTTTCAGATAGAGAAAAAGTTGTATCATATTTAATGGAAAAATATGGTTCTGAAAGAGTATGCCAAGTTATTAACTTTTCTTATATCACACCAGTAGTTGCTATTAAAGATGTTGGTAGAACATTAGGAATTCCATACTCTGTCTGTGATAAGATTAGTAAAAAGTTTACATATCCAACATTTGAAGAATGTATTGAAAATAATCCTACTTTGTATGAAGAATATATTGATTATAAAGACTTATTTGATATTGCATCTAAAATCAGTGGGAGAGTAAGGCAAACAAGTGTACATGCTGGTGGTGTTGGTATTGTAGACTCTAAAATTACTGATTATATGGCAATGAAAGTTGGAAGTAAAAACGAACATGTAATATCTGTAGATAAGAAGTTTATCGAAGAAATAGGTATTATCAAATTCGACTGTTTGGGTCTTGCAGATACTTTAAACACAATAAAATACACTATGGAATATGCAAATCTCGATGATTGGGAAATTAATATTGACAATCCTGATCTTATTAATAATAAACCAATGTATGAAATTTTATGTAATGCAGAAACAAATGGTGTGTTTCAGGTGGAATCACAAGGAATGAAAGACCTCCTCAAGAGATTGCAACCATCAAATCTTGAAGATATTTCAGCGGTACTTGCCTTATATAGACCTGATAGTATGGGTGCGCTTGAAGATTTTATCGAGTGCAAACATGGTAAGGAAGTTCATTATATTCACCCAGATATGAAATCTATTCTTGAAAAAACATATGGTGCTTTATTATATCAGGAACAGTTAATGGACATTGTAAGGAAGTTTGGTGGGAGAACATATGGTGGGGCAGATAAATTCAGGAAAGCAGTAGGAAAAAAACTTCCAGAGTTAGTCAAGTCAGAGTCCGAAAAATTATATCAGGAAATAATTGACACAGGATATGGCGAAAAAATTGCTAAAGAAATTAGTGACGAAATGAAAGAAAAGGGCGGCTATATGTTTAATAAAGCCCATTCGTCTTGTTACGGTATTCTCACACTTCAAACCGCATATCTCAAAGCTAACTATCCAGTTGAATTTTTCTGTGCATTGCTTAATCAAAAAAGAGATGATTATGGAATGATCAATAAATATATCCTTGACGCTAAGAATTTTGATGTAGAAATTTTACCACCGCATTTAAACGATTCTGATAGGACATTTAGTGTTAAAAATGGAAAGATACTATTTGGACTGGAAGCAATCAAAGGGATAGGGTCAAAATTTGTAGATATTATCATAGAAGAAAGAAACAAGAAACCGTATAGTAATTTTAATGATTTTTATGAAAGAACATCACCATCTGTATCCATGGTTGTCTCTCTCGTAAAGTCTGGTGCTATACCATGTAAAAACAAGCATGATTTTTTATTGTCATTTGCAAAAACATTATGTAAAATCAAAGAGTATAATGACGTAAAAACTTTACCAAAACTTTCCATATTAAAAGAAAAATACGGTATAGATGGTGATGCGATTAAAGACAAAGAAGAACGTTTAAGATTGTATAATTCGCAAAGGCGTATTGAATTCAACTTAATGCAAAAAGAAAAACAGAAAAAGGAAGTAAACAATTTTATAGAAAAATACATGTCAAATGAAAAATCATGGGAGTTTGAAGCCCTATCAGTATTTATTACCCATAATCCATTTATAGAAGCCTACAAATACATTCATGATGAATTTGAAAATGTAGAAGACGGAGGAAAGGGAGTTGTTGTAGGTATTGTTTCAAATATTCAGAAGAAAAAAGACAGACATGGAAAACAATTTGCTTTTATATGGTTATATTCTGCGTATGGTCTTGTTGAGGTTACATGCTGGCATACACAATATAAACACAATGAAGATCTAATTAAGCGTGGAAATGAGTTGGCTGTTTTATACAAAAAGAATGACGATAAAGCTATTGTAGAAGATATTAAAACGTATCAGCAATGGTTAGAAGATAGGAAACTGACTAATAAATTGAGTGCATAGAAACAGGGAGTGATTAAAATTAATATTGGAGAACAGGTGAAATTTAAATGCGTTCCTGTAACAGAACGTTTTTATTCAGAGGATTCTTCGTATGGGGTATTTGTATTCCATACGAAGGACAATATTCCTAAATATGATGATGTACCAGAAAATACATTTGATTCAGAATTGTATGCGAAAAACAATAAAATGTCTGTACTAGCTGGCAACATGCAGCAGTTATATTTGGGAGTTGAGTATGAAGTAACTGCAACATTAGAATACAATGCAAAATATAAATCCTATCAGTACAAACCTAAAATTGTTACGGCAACAAAACCTAAATCGGAACAGCAGCAGAAATACTTTCTAAAATCTGTCGTATCAGAAAAACAAGCAGAAACAATTTTGGAGCATTATCCAAATATCGTACAAGAAATTATGGCAGGTACAGACAATGTTGATGTTTCTATTCTAAAAGGAATTGGAGATAAGACTTATGCAAAGATTAAAGAAAAGGTATTGGACAATTATGTGATATCTGATATTTTGGTTCTTCTTCAGCCATTAGGCGTGACATTTTCCAAGATAAAAAAACTGCTTGCAAATGAACCAAACCCATCATTGTTAAAAGAAAAGTTGCTCGATAATCCGTACATTATGCTTGAAATTAAAGGATTTGGTTTTAAAACAGTTGATCAATTGGCGTTAAAACTTAACCCCGACATTAAAGTTTCCAGTAAAAGAACATACGCTTTTATTAATTATTTCTTTAAAGATATGGGTAACAATCAGGGACACACATGGACAACTGTTGACATCCTGGAAAATGCAATCAGAGATAACATTAATGAATGTATAGATATGTTTTATAAGATTATTGATTTAGAAAGACATTCAGAGAGGATTTTACATTTTGATGGAAACAAAGTGGGTTTGCTTCAATATTATTTGAATGAGAAAAATATTTTTGACATTTTAAAATCATTGCAAACCTACAAACCATTGAAGGTACTAAACGAAGATATAGAAAAAGGTATTTGTAAATCTGAAGAAGATCAGGGCTTTTTATTAACTGACGAGCAAAAAAGACTTGTAAAAGAAAGTGTTAATAAAAATGTTGTAATTATTACAGGATCCGCAGGTACTGGTAAAACAAGTGTATCAAGAGCTATTCTGAATGTGTACAAAAAAGCAAACTATTCTATTTCGTGTTGTGCTTTATCAGCTATGGCAGCACAAAGAATTACTGAAGCAACAGGCTTTCAGGCATCTACAATACATAGACTACTAGGATATAACGCAAAAGGATTTGTATTTGATCACGAAAATCCACTAGATTGTGATGTTTTATTTGTTGACGAATGTTCCATGATCAATGCCTATATTTTTTATGCTGTTATATGTGCTGTACAAGAAGGGAAAAAGGTCATTTTATGTGGGGATAACAAACAGTTACCGCCTATTGGGTATGGAAATATCTTTAGTGATTTGCTTCAAAAACCAGAAGAGTTTACGGTTCTTAGATTGACAAAAGTATTAAGACAAGCAGAAGATTCTGGGATTCTCATGGATGCAAATAAAATCAGAAAAGGAATTTATCCCATAGGACAACCGGAACTAAAAATTGTCAATGGAAAGTTGAAAGATATGACATACATGTTTCGTGACACTAGAGAGGGAATGACTAGAATTGCAATTAATACATACATGAAATCCATTCAGGAGGATGGTATGGATAATGTAGCAATTATTGTACCAAGAAGAAAAAATTGTGAGAACAGTACAGATGAAATTAACAAAAAGATTGTTGATCTGGTTTGTAATAAAATGGAGAAATCTGTAAAATTTGGGGACAAAACATACTATGTAGGTTCTAAAGTAACTCAAATGGATAACAATTATGATAAAAATGTATTTAACGGGGAAATTGGATATATTACGAAAATCGAAGAAGTGACTGATGAAAATGAGAAAAACATCTATATCACAGTAAAATATACCATGAATAACGAAACGAAATATGTGGTTTATCAAAGAAAAGAACTGGATCAGATTGATTTTGCATACGCATTAACGGTTCATAAAACGCAAGGACAATCGATTAAGACAGTTATTGTTATTGTTGATATGACGCACTATACGCTGCTTGATACTTGTTTACTGTACACAGCTATCACAAGAGCAAAGAAAAGATGTCTGCTACTGGCTGAACCCAAGGCGTTTAAGATGTGTATGGAGAACAATAAAAGCAAGACACGTAATACTTGGTTATCTATCATGTGAAAATAGGATATAAAAAAGAAGGACGGTGGAAAAATGATAAAAATAATTGAAGGTAATCTGTTTTACTCAGATGCAAGATTTATCGCACATCAGGTAAACTGCCAAGGAAAAATGGGTTCAGGAGTTGCGCTTCAAATCAGACGTAAATATCCGAATGTTTATAATGAATATGTAAAAGCTTGCAAGGATCGTTCAGAAACTATGCTTGGAAAGATTCAGGTTGTCCCAGTAAATAGTCAGTGGAATGGATATCATTCAGGAAGTCTTTTGATTCCAAAATACGAGCGTTTTATTTGCAATATGTTTGCACAAAATAATTATGGACATGACTATAATCATGTTCAATACACAAATGTAGAAGCATTGGAAAAATGTATGAAAGAACTTTGGTGTGTGGTACATGCAAAAAATGGTAATTTCGGAGATAAAATTGCAATGCCGTATAAAATAGGATGTTGTCGTGGTGGTGCAGATTGGAATATTGTATATGAAATGATTGAAGAAATTTTCAGTGATGATTGTGAAGTGGAACTATGGAAACTAGATAAATAAGTTAGAAGGTGGTGTTGTAAAACATGGATTTTAAATGTAATAAGTGTGGCAGCAATGACCATATAACAGAAAAACATGGTAATAATACTGGTTTATATTGTGCAGATTGTGGCAAGTGGCATAAATGGCTCAATAAGGATGAAGTAAGAATATATAGCCAGGAATACAAAGAAAAAAAGGAAAAAAAAGAAGAGCGCATATTTAACGCAATAACTAACGCAATAACTCATGATCATTTTTTTACCATACTAATTGAATGTACAATAGTTGAAGAAATTAATGAGAATGGAAATATTAGTAAACGTACAAGAACTATATCGCAATATAATAGTTTCGCAGCAGTACCTGAAGGAAGCAATGTAACACTTACCGCACGCTTGTATGATTATAATAAAGAAATATTTATAGATGATTTAGGACATTGTGAATTTGGAAAAATTATTTGGAGAAAACGGTGTTCTAATGGATCAATGGAAGACGTACATATTGGTAAAACTATTACGTTTACATCGCAAAACAATCAATATTATACTGCGAATTTAATAATTGATCCAGGTATGATAAAAAAAATAGAAAGTTCTCGTCAGTCATATGCGACCTTAATCAATCAGCTTAAAGATTTCACAGACTATCTTGATAAGATTATTGATCGAGAATTAATGAAAGAACCGCTATCTGAAGGAGACAGTATTCGGAAATGTGCTTACTGTACTGCGCTGGAACGTGATAAAAATGCTTTATTGAATATTATCGATGGCAAAGACTGGAGAAGTAGAGAATGATTTATGTAACAGGTGATACGCATGGTGATTGGAAATCACGGTTAAATAAAGACGCATTTCCTGAGCAGAGAGAAATGACAAAAGATGATTATGTAATTGTTCTTGGTGATTTTGGTATTTGGGACAATTCCGATCGAGAAAAAAGAAATTTAGACTGGCTTAATAATAGAAAGTTTACAACTCTTTTTATATCAGGGAATCATTCTAATTATGACATCTTAAATGGTCTTCCTATTGAAATTTGGAACGGAGGAAAGGTAAATTTCATTCGTTCTAGTGTGATACATCTTAGAAGAGGGCAAGTATTTTGTATTGATGGAACAACATTTTTTGCATTTGGAGGAGCTGCCAGTCATGATATTTCAGATGGAATCCTTGAAGTTGGTGATCCTAAAATAAAGATTTGGGAAAAGGATCCAGATAAAATGTTCCGGATTAATCATAAGACGTGGTGGAAAGAAGAATTGCCATCAAAAGAAGAGATGCAGGAAGGTGTTAATAACCTTGTAAATCATAACAATGAAGTAGATTTCATTTTGACGCATTGTGCTTCAAGTAGCACAGCAGCTTTATTGTCTGCAGGACTATACAAACCAGATATATTAACGTCATATTTTGAGCAAATCAGGATGTTAGTAGATTATAAGAAATGGTTGTTTGGACATTATCATGATGATAACGCAATAAATAGTAATGAAATTTTATTATACGAACAGATTGTAAGAATAGCATGAGGAGGAACGATGGGTGAAGCACTTTTAGACTTATTGAGTTTCATATGTCTGATCATGATTTTGATATCAATTGCATTTGTCATATTCAAATTAATTGATTATGAGGTGTATGTATCAAGTAATTTATCAGAAGCGAATAAAAAACGATACGAATATGACTTTGCATCAATAAAAGAATATGAAAAGATTGTTAGCAGTTTAGATATTCAGCTATATACTTTTTATATTGAAGGAAACTGTGTAATTGATAAATCACATCTTATTTTTGACGGAAAAATGATGATTTTGTATCCAGTATCATATTTTATGTTTATTAGAAGATTTAAAAATAAAAGCAGGAAGAGAAAGAGAATAAAAGGATTATGGAAAAGTTACTTGAAATAGGATTTTGTATATTAGTTATAGTGGCAGCTATATGGTTTAGTCAGTCACATTAAAATACAAAATATCAAAAACTCATTGAATATGCTTTACGAAAAATACTGCATAGATCACAATATTTAAATAAAAAAATATGAGGTAACATTTATGAATCAAATTGAAAAAATTAAAAAATTAGTTGAACGATTAAATTATCATTGTGATTTATATTACAACAAACAGTCTCCAGAAATTTCAGACTATGAATATGACTGTATGTTTGATGAATTATCCAGATTAGAAAAAGAGACAGGAATCATCATGAGCAATTCACCAACTCAGACAGTTGGTCATGATGTGTGCTCAAAACTTGAAAAAGTAACACATAGTCACCCGATGTTATCATTAGATAAAACTAAAAATATAAATGATTTAAAAAGATTTATTGGCGATAAAATGTGTTGCTTAATGTGTAAAATGGATGGTTTGACTGTACTTCTTACATACGAAGATGGTAATTTAGTTCAAGCAGAAACAAGAGGCAATGGAGAAGTAGGAGAAATCGTAACACATAATGCAGCAGTATTCGAGAATATTCCAGTACATATTGATTATCCAGGACATCTTGAAATTGAAGGTGAAGCCATCATTACATATGATGATTTCAAAAAAATCAATGACAAAATATCAGATGAAGATAAAAAATATAAGAATCCTAGAAATCTTGTATCCGGATCTGTAAGGCAGCTTGATAATGAAATTGCATCACAACGTCACATTAAATTTATCACATGGAAAATCCCAAAGGGAATGGATAATATTAAATTTATGTATGAAAGATTAAACTTTGCATATAACTTAGGATTCGATGTGGTTCCAACAATCGGAGTTGGTATACGTAATACCACTATTGAAGACAACATAAGAGAATTAAAAGATCGAGCAAGCAAACTAGGTTATCCCATTGATGGAATGGTTGTTACATATGATGATATTAAATATGGTGAATCTCTTGGTATGACAGGACATCATCCTAAACATTCTCTTGCGTTCAAATTTTACGATGAAGAAGTTGAAACAGTTCTTAGAGATATTGAATGGGGAATGGGTAAAACTGGACAGCTTACACCTGTAGCAGTATTTGATCCGGTGGAGATTGATGGAACCATAGTTGAAAGAGCATCATTGCACAATATAAGTATTATGGAAGATCTTGAGCTTTCATACGGAGATACAATAACTGTATATAAAGCCAATATGATCATACCGCAAGTTAAGGATAATTTAGATAGATCTTTTTCTAATATTTGTACCCCACCATGGAAATGTCCTATTTGTTGCCACGACACAAAAATTGTAAAAGAAAATGACACAGAAGTATTGGTATGTACAAACGACCATTGCAAAGGTAAATTGCTTGGAATTATTTCACATGCAGTATCTAAAAATGCATTGAATATAGATGGGCTGTCAGAAGCTACAATTGAAAAATTTATTGATCTTGGATGGATTGGTTCAATTAAAGATATTTATCATCTTAGTGAACATAAATATGATATGGTTCAGTTAAATGGATTTGGTGGAACATCAGTTAAAAAATTATTAGAATCTATAGAAAAAAGTAGAAATACAACATTGGATAGATTTATCTATAGCTTATCTGTTCCCCTCATTGGCAGATCTGCCAGCAAAACAATCAGTAAATATTTCAATGGTGATGTAAACAAATTTATGGAAGCGTGGAAATGTGGATATGGTTTTTCGTGGAATAAATTAGATGATTTTGGTGCATCCATGCATAGTGCAATGGCCAAATTCTATTTAGATAATTATAATGATATCAACTCATTACTAAACGAATTTACATTTGAAAAAATAAGTGATAGCAATATATCAAATAAATTAGAAGGAAAGGTTTTTGTAATCACAGGTACTCTTAATCAGTTTTCTAACCGAGATGAAGCGAAAAATAAGATTGAATCATTAGGTGGTAAAGTATCCGGATCAATAAGTGCTAAAACTTCATATTTAGTAAACAATGATATAAATTCCACATCAAGTAAAAATAAAAAAGCAAAACAGCTCAATATTCCTATTATTACGGAATCTGAGTTACTTAATATGTTATAAAGAAAGAAGGAGTGATTGTTTTGACAAAATTTAAAGTGAAATTATCAACTGTAAATGATGCAAGTTTATTTTCTGCAAAATGTAATGAATACAAAGAATATGATTGTGATTATGTATGCGGAAGATATGTTATTGATTGTAAATCATTAATGGGAATTTTAAGTGTAGGACTTGAAAGAGAATGCGAAGTTGTTTTCCATTGTGACAATAAAACATTATGTGAAAAATTCAAAAACGAAATGTCGCTATGGACTGTATAAAAAATAAAGGATGGTAAAATATATGACTTCTGCAGATTTTCAATTGGTAAATGACATTAAAAATATATTAAATAATGGTACAAAGGATGTTGATCCAAGACCACATTATGAAGATGGTACACCAGCTCATACATTATTTGTAAATCACAATATTAGAACATATCATCTCGAAAAAGAATTTCCTATTTGCACATTACGTCCTATTGCATGGAAAAATGCTATTAAAGAGATTTTGTGGATTTATCAGGACGAAAGTAATTCATTGGAAGTTCTTGAAGAAAAATATAACATTCACTGGTGGAATGAATGGGAATCACATGATGTTCCAAGAACTATCGGACAAAGATATGGTGCAACAGTAAAAAAATATAATATGATGAGAAATTTAATTGCAGATATTAAGTCAAATCCATATGGACGTAGACACATCATGTCTCTTTGGCAGGAATCTGATTTTAATGAAACAGATGGATTGATGCCTTGTGCTTTTTTAACAATCTGGAATGTGCGTGGTGAATATCTTGATATGTGCCTCATTCAAAGGAGTGGAGATATGATTACTGCTAGTGGGGCAGGCGGTGTGAATGAAGTACAGTATGCATGTCTTCAGATGATGATTGCAAAGACAACAGGATATAAACCAGGTAAATTTACTCATTTTGTAGCAAACGAACAAATTTATGATCGTCATATTGGTGCAGCAAATGAATTAATTAAGAGAGCCAATAGCTGTAAATTAGAGATTACTTCTCATTATAACTATGAGTTTACACCAGTAAAAATGAATTTCAATCCAAAATCTGATAATTTCTATGATTTTTCTATCGAAGATTTTTCTGTTGAAAATTATTCCCCTATGAAACCACAGCTTAAATTAGAACTGGGTATTTAATTTAAAATTGAAAAATAAAAAGAAATGGAGTGATCAATACGCATACAGTTTATTGTATTTTAGGACGTACTTCCAGTGGCAAGTCTACAATAACTAGACTTGCTGCAAAGGAACTGAACATGGTTGTTCTTAAATCATACACAACAAGAGACAAAAGAAAAGGTGAAGAATTGAATTCGGATCATATTTTTATTTCAGAAAAAGAAAAGAATTTATATATAAAAGATGCGATTGCGTGTACTGAACGTTCAGGGTATTGCAATTTTATGACACGACAACAGCTTTTAAATTCTGACTTTTGCATTATCAACCCAAGTGGATATTATGAATTGAAATTAAAAACTGTAAACGACCATATTAAACTGGTTCCAATTTATATAACTGTTCCGTTCAGGGTTATCGAACAAAGAGCAAGAAAACGTGGAGATTATAAACAATGGAAACAGAATTACATCAAAGAAAGCCAAGAATTTTTTGATTTTGAGAAATCAAATTTAATTGACTATAGGATTTTAAATGATACTTCTATAGAAGATGCTGTAAACAAATTAATTAAAATTATCCAAAAAGACAAGAATAAGGAAAATTGATATATGGAAAAAGATTTTAAAACAATTTACTTAGATTTTGATGGTGTTATATGTGACACAATAAAAGCAATTGTATCTTTATATAATGAAGACTTTCAGTATTATAAAAAATTTAGAAAAATAGAAGATTGTGATATTAATACATGGGATTTTATAGAGTGCAATTGTGCGTCCCCAGAATATATTAACACTTATTTTAATCAACCAAGATTTTTTAAGAGACTGGAGTTTATGCCATGGGCTTATGAGGTAATTACCGAGTTAATGAAAAAATACAATATTAAAATTGTAAGTCATGGATATTCCCCAAATTTAATACAAAAAAAGAAATGGGTGAACAGTCATCTTCCTGGAATTGAGTTTATTGGGGTCAATTGGAAAGAGTATTCCGATAAATCACATATCGATATGTCAGATGGAATCTTCTTTGATGACTCAGCGAAAAATCTGGAAAATTCAAATGCAAAAGAAGTCATTTGTTTTGGTGATGTATATTCATGGAATAACTATTGGAATGGAAAACGTATCTCAAATTGGATTGATTTACAAGAATATTTATTAGGATATAGGAAAATATATCTAAAATTTTAACACAAAAGGAGAACTATAAATTGATTGGAAGTAGCGGAGAACTAATAAGAGAGCTACGTAGAATGGGGGATGATTTTATTTTAGTAGAAATTGATCAACAGGAATATGTCATTGATTCCATTACACGTAGAAAAAATTATACAGACTCTCCATGTTCGCATTTATGTTTAAAATGCAGAAATGGTGGCAATGGAGAAATAAAAAGATAAATAGGAGAATTTCAACAATGAAAGAAATTAAAGTAGAAACAGAAGTAAATAGCGATATTCATACATCTATTTTTTCAAAAGACGAAAAATCTTTATTGATTAATATGATCTGTCATAGACAAACAAGTATGATTGTAAAAGATCCCACAAGTTACGAATCTGACGAGTATAAAAATTTAGAGTCGCTAAAAGTAAAAATCAAAAATATGTGAGGTATTTTTAATGTCTGAAGCTATTTGTTTTTTAATAGGGTGCGTTATTGGCTCTTTTTTAGGCATGTTGTTGATGGGACTATGTGTTGCAAACGGAAATAACAGTGCTGAAAAAGAAAACCAAGAACAATATAATCAAAACAATAAACAGAATAATCAGGAGGAAATTGAATGAAAGTAATTAAAAAAGATGGAACACTAGAAGAGTACAACGAACAAAAAATAATCAATGCCTGCAACAAAGCCGCAAGACGAGCAATGGTAGAACTTAAAGAAAAAGACTATACGGTAATTTTAAATGACGTATGGAAAACCATAGAAGAAAACTATGATGATGAAAGTGATATTGAAATCTATGATATGCATAATATTGTAGAAGCTGTTTTGGAGGAAGATTATCCAATTGTTGCAAAAATGTATAAGGAATATCGTAATTATAAAAAAGATTTTGTACATATGATGGATAAAGTTTACGAGAGAAGTCAGGCGATCCGTTATATCGGAGATAAAAGCAATGCAAACACTGATTCTACCCTTGTTGCAACAAAACGAAGTCTTATTTATAACGAACTGAGTAGTGAAATGTATAAAAAATTTTTCATGACAAATGCAGAAAAGCAAGCAATGAAAGATGGATATATTTATATTCATGATAGAAGTGCCAGACTTGACACATTTAATTGCTGTTTAGCAAAAGTTGGAGAGGTTATGAAAGATGGCTTTGAGATGGGGAATGTTTGGTATAACGAGCCTAATTCTCTTGACACAGCCTTTGATGTTATGGGTGATATTATTCTTAGCACTGCCGCACAGCAGTACGGTTTCCCTAATATAGCCGTAGTAAAACTTGCCTAACAAATTGATTATTTGGTGTGTATATGAATATATATGCTAACGGTATCAGCAAACTAAGACTTCCTATTGAGAGCAAACCGATAATAGGACATAAGACCATAGACGAATAAGCTGACTAAGAGAGCCTAGACCTGAAATATGGTGAGATAAAGGTAATACCGTGCTAAAGCTACTATTTTATATAAATGAAGTTCAGATTATGAAAGAAATATGGAAAGATATAAAAGGTTATGAAGGTATATACCAATGTTCTATATATGGAAACATTAGAAGTTTAGATTGGTATGTATATGAACATTCTGGGGAAATCTCAGTTCAGAAGAGGAATTGAGAAAATGAAAACAAGAGAAAATCCTTCTAACGGTTACTGTCAAATCGCATTAAGCAAAAATGGAAAGAGAAAAATGTGTTATGTACACATTCTCATCGCATCTACATTTTTAGAAAATCCGAATGAATATGAGTATGTAAATCATAAAGATGGAAATAAGTTAAACAATAACATTGAAAATCTGGAATGGTGTACGGCATCTGATAATAATATTCATTCCTATAATGTGTTAAACAGACAAAAATCACGTCAAGGTTGTCATAAAAAACCTGTTTATCTTATTGATATAATAACTTGTCGTAGAGCGTATTTTGAATCTATTACTCACACTTCATCTGTAATAAATTTATCCCCAACACAAATTAATAGATATATTTATAACAATAAAAAATGGAAAGGTAGGTACATTTTTACAACTGATTTTATAAATAGTAGCAAATGTGTAGAGGACACCGAAAAGGTATCATAACATGATGGCTTTTGTTATGAGAGTAACTGAGTAGGCGTAAGCATGATTTAATCACATGCTGAAAGGGCAAGGATATCTAGCAAATATCAATATATGTTCCAATAGGATAAAACGTAAGAGCATGGAAACATGCACACCTATTGGGTTTTACTGTGCCAGAAGTTGATAAAATTTTAGCACCATATGCCGAAAAAAGTTATGAAAAATATATTCAAGAATTTTATACCGTAAAAGGAATGATAGAAGATACTGAAGGAACATATTTAGATTGTCTTAGTAATGTAACGTTCGATACAGAAGCTGATGAATATGCCACAAACAAAGTGCGCAGAGACTTCGACCAGGGATGGCAGGGTATTGAATATAAGCTGAATACAGTAGGATCATCCAGAGGCGATTATCCTTTTGTAACAATGACGATTGGTTTAGCAACTGATAAATTTGGAAAGATGGCTGCAATCAGTCTCTTGAATGTTCATTCAGAAGGACAAGGTAAAAATGGATTTAAAAGACCCGTATTATTTCCCAAAATTGTATTTCTTTATGATGAAAATATTCACGGTGATGGAAGTGATCAATATGTAAATGCAGACGTATTTAATGCAGGTATTGATTGTAGCAGTAAGACCATGTATCCAGACTGGCTTAGTCTAACAGGAGAAGGATATGTTCCTGATATGTATAAGAAATACGGAACTGTGGTATCACCTATGGGATGCCGTGCCTTTTTAAGTCCATGGTATGAAAGAGGTGGTATGTATCCAGCGGATGATAAGGACAAAGCAATTTTCGAAGGAAGATTTAATTTAGGCGTTGTTTCTCTTCATCTTCCTATGATTTTATCAAAAGCAAGAAAAGAGTCAAAAGATTTTTATGAAGTTCTGGATTATTATTTGGAACTGATTAGAGGATTACATAAACGAACTTATGATTATATTGGCGAATTACACGCAAGTGTTAATCCAGTAATGTTTTGTGAAGGTGGTTTGTTAAATGGGTATTTAGATCCAGACGAGAAAATAAAAAAACTCCTTCCTCCGATGACTCTTAGTTATGGGATTACTGCATTAAATGAACTTCAACGTTTATACAATGGCAGATCGATCCGTGAAGACGGACAATTTGCACTAGATGTAATGAAATACATCAATGAGTATGTAACTAAAATCAAAGAAGAAGATGGGTTATTATATGCGATTTATGGAACTCCGGCAGAAAGTCTTTGCGGTCTTCAGGTAGAGCAGTTCCGTAAGATGTACGGAATTATTGAAAACGTATCAGACAGAGAGTATGTAAGTAACAGTTTCCATTGTCATGTAACAGAAGACATGTCTCCTATCGAAAAACAGGATAAAGAATACAGATTCTGGTCTTATTTTAATGGTGGTAAAATTCAATATTGTAGATACAATCTTGGTTATAACAAAGAAGCCATTAAAACTCTTGTACTTAGAGCTATGAAAATGGGATTTTATGAAGGTGTAAACCTTGCAATGTGTTACTGTGAAGATTGTGGCTATCAGCAAGTAGAAATGGAGGTATGTCCTAAATGTGGAAGTAAAATGATTACAAAGATTGACAGGATAAGAGATTCCATTTGTCCTGTATAAATAGGTTAAATTGCGGGGAAATTCCCATAACCCTATACAGCTACAACGGAGATGGAAACGTCAAACGTGAATGCGGTATACGCTTAAAGCGTCAAGTCTGAAATGATAGAAACCATAAAAATGTATAGGTTAGGAACAACCGATGGTGCAAGTCCATCCCACGCAGCGAAACTCCTTAACAGATAATGCTGATGGAGGACGTTCAGAGACTATAATCCTACTTAGATTGTATAGTCCAAACCGTTTGGTGAACCGGATTCGGTAATAAACAAAGTTAAAGTATTACGAAAGTAACGGTATTTAATATGGAATGGATATCTCGGATTCACCAGAGTTCATGGTGAAAGTAGATACAATGAAGCAAAACAGGCAGAAATTTCTGAAAGAAAATCAATGTAAAATAAATTAAAAGTATAAGGTGGTAGTATTCTATCACCTTATACCAATAAAATAAGAGGTGTAAAAATGAATTATCATAATATTACATATCCTGATCAAAACAACGGAGATGGTCTTAGAGTGGTTCTATGGTTATCAGGATGTAGTCATCATTGTGATGGCTGTCAAAATCCTCAGACATGGGCTACAAATAGCGGTATTAAATTTGATGATAATGCAAGACATGAAATATTTGAACAGTTAAAAAAAGAATACATATCAGGCATTACATTTAGTGGTGGAGATCCGTTACATAAAGATAATGTCGATGAATTATATGAAGTAATATTAGATATCACATCCAAATTCCCTGAAAAAACATTATGGTTATACACAGGATATACTTGGGATGAAATCTGGGACTTTTCAAACAAATCACATGAAAATATTATGAGAAGACAAATTGTTAGTTTCTGTGATGTTCTTGTAGATGGCGAATACGTAAAACAATTGAGAGATACAAGTTTGCATTGGTGTGGAAGCTCTAATCAAAGAGTAATAGATGTACAAAAAAGTATAAAATACATAGGGTTACATCAACAAAAACACAAGATTGTCCTTTGGAATTCGTAAATCATTATATCATCATATGGAGGTTATATTATGGAACATACAGCAATTATTGAACCAAAAAAATATAAGCCAAACAATAAAACATCAGACAAAAAATATATTAAAAATGGATTTGTAAGACGTTCAAACGGATACATCATATCCCAATATTTATATAAAAATATGATTAAAATGGTTCTTTATATTAACCCAGAAGAAAACTATCTAAACACAGACATTTTACATAACGATCATTTGTTTGCAGCTTTTTATAATCCAGAAGATAGGCATGATAATCTCGTATATGATGAAGTTGTGAGAAAATACAATAAATATATGGATAAGCTGGCAAAAAAAGGATTGATTAAATATGAAAAAAAATACTGTTGATTATTTAAAATTATTAAACTATATCAGTAGTCATAGGATTGTAGCTCATTGCAAAACAAAGGATGAGGCAATCAATTTTTGCAGACAAATGGGGGTATTCGGTGTTGTATGGTTTGGTACGTTAAATAATATTAACACAAACACGTATTATGAAAAATATAATAATAAAGGTATATGTTACAATATTAGATGTTCAAATAAATATAAATGTAGTTGTGGAACTATTGCTTATTTTCTTGCAGAAGATTATAAAATTTTAGAATGGAGTGATTTTATGAGTTTCATGCCAGAAGATCTTGAAGTAGGAAATGTCGTTGAAGTAAACGGAAATGAATATTATGTTGCTTTAAAAACAGATTCAGAATCTTATTTGAATTTTCACAATTTGGATGATGGTTGTATCAATTTGTTAAAATTTCACTTTTCAAAATCCCAAATCTCAGATGATTGGGTTGTAAAAAAAGAAGGTGTACCAGATGCTGTAATTACAAAGGTTTATCGAAATTTTGATGATTTCAAACAAAGAAAAAACGAAATTTATAATAGGATTCCAGATGACGGTATGACTTATTTAATTGGAAATCCAAATGATGAGAATCATATTACAATATCTCCAAATTGTGATAGTTATTTTGATTTTGAAAATTCAGAAGAATATACTATATATATTGAAAAAGATAATGCTCGGTTTGATGAATTTATAACTCTTAATTATAAAAATCTTCCAGAATTTATTGATGCATTAATAGAAATAAAAAATATGTACAATAAAGTAGGTATATATGCGAAAAGTGAAAATAATGACAAACCCAAAATGAAACGTAGAAGTAGATATACAACATCAGAAGAAGATAAAAAGGTATGTGATGAAGAATGGACTTTTTAAAAGAATATAAAGGGAAATATCGTTTAAAATCCCATATTGATCAATCAACAAATGATTTTCCAAGAAATGCAAGTGGAACGATAGAAACTGATGATGTGTATATTAAATGCAAACAAAATTGTCAAATATACCATTATGGAAAAGATATTCTTGTGGCTTATATCCCATCAATCGGTAGAGGACATAATATTTTAAAATCATTAGGTGAGAGACTTTGTAATATCAAATATAATGAAAATTATACAGATTATAATATTTTATATGAAGCTTTACATAAACAAGGAACAATATTACATGTTATGGAAAACGATGAAGAAATAGAATTTTACTTCAATTCAAAAAATATTGATTTAATCTCAGAATATCTGCAACCACAAACATTTGGTGCAAATATCAACCCGTTTTCTACAAAAAACTTACCTAAATCACACTATAAAATCCCATCTGAAGACACGGAAAGGTATAAAAAAATTATATCATCTATAATAGATAATAATGCGTTATTGATATCCCGTATAACTCAGTCTTTTATTAGTAATGTGATGTCAAAAAATATTAAATTCAGGGATAAAAATATGTCACAGGAAATGAAAATACAGATGTTGCGAGGAAAAGAATTTATACATTCAAATGGATTTTGGGATCAATATTTAGAATATTTAGAGGAGGAAATTAAAAATGAAGAGAGTGGCAAAATTTGAAAAAGTATCATTTGAACAGTTCTGTAAGGGTGCAAAAGATTTATTTAATAGCATATCTAATGTAAGTACAGATATTGTAGATATGGAATCCATGTATAATGAAATTAAATTACCTAAGAGGGCTACAAAGTTTAGCGCAGGATATGACTTTTGTACACCATTTGGTTTTGAATTAGACCCAGGTGAAACAATTAAAATTCCCACAGGAATCCGTTGTGGAATGAATACATCTTGGGTACTTATACTTTATCCACGCAGCGGTCTTGGTTTTAAATATAAAGTGCGTCTTAATAATACAGTTGGAGTAATAGATGCAGACTATTATTTTTCTGATAATGAAGGACATATTTTTATCAAGATTACAAACGAAGGAGACAAGCCAGTTAAAGTAAAAACAGGAGACGCTTTTGCGCAAGGTATTTTTATGGAGTATGGTATTACAGAAGATGATCGTGTTGAAGAAAGTAGAAATGGTGGAATGGGGAGTACGGATAAATAAAAATACATAGTGCCTATAATATAAAAATAAAAAATTGCTCTTGCATAAAATTTTGACTATGGTTATAATAATACCATCAAGGTCGAATACACTATGTCACAGGGCAAAGCCATATATCCTGTTTTGGGGCAAAACCCGTATCCTGGGAAATGGCCTTATCCTGTGTATACATGGGATGATTTTCTGAAGAATTCTGTCGGCTTCCGGCAGACGCTTCACGG